GAGATCGGCTATCCGATGAAAACATTGATTACCTCTGTGAAGAATTGGGTTATAACCCCGAAGAAGTCGCTAATTACTTGGATGCCCAAGAATACGAAGACGACGAAGAAGACGATGAAGAAGACGATGAAGAAGACGAAGAGGCTAATTACTCCAGAGGGACTAAATTAGCCGAGTTCCAATCTGGGAATGCCTTTGGGTACAATCTCCAAACTCTACTTTTAGAAGATGGATACGAGGATGTTACATCTGGTGCTGCTGCTTTAAGTAATGCGCTAGGTGTAACAGGTGAAGAAGCTGCTGGTTTGTTGACTGGCGATTATGTTCCCACAAAAGAAACGATCGCACTCTTGGAAGAAATCTTTGAGTTAGATGAAGACCAAGCTGAAGCTTTAGCTAGTTCTGCTTACGAAGCATGGGAAGAGTCAGGACTCCTTGAGGAAGACGAAGAAGATGGTGATGAGGATAACGAAGCTAATTATCGCTTACACCAAGCAGAATCACAAATAGCTAAGTTTGAAACTCGTGAACTATTGCGTGATTCCTTAGCTGAATTGGAAATAGTTGCCCAACAAGGTTTACAAGAGTGGTGGCTACCTCCTGCTGCTTATCGGGCAATTATGGGCAATGATTCCACTGAACAACAACGAATTGCATCCTTTTCTGCTGCTTGTAAAGAAGACGGTGTGGAATTAGGCGATCGCCTTTATGCCATGCAGTTTGCGATCGCTTGTTTCAAAGAAGCTGGTCCATTATACGGCAACCAGATTATTGAAGAACAGCTATCTAAGACCCCTGATGAAGCAAAGTTTGAGGCTTCTGTGGAAACTCAAGCACAACGTAATCACCGTCGTCGGATGCAAAACAATCCTTTACCCCAGTAGGAACTCATGACTTGGAATAGACGTTCAAATATTGAATTAGGGAAGGCGGTTGTCGCTGCTGTAGAAGGCATTGAGACAATCAGTGTCCTTCTTGTCAGAGACAGATTAGGTTCTGACGACGATAACAAAAAATCCTTCCCCGCAGGTGCGGTTATCTGCCGAATTGGTACTGCTTATCACATCCACCCTGGCAGTAAAGTAACTGCTGCTTTCTCCACTGGTGCTGCAACTGGAACTGTAGAATTACCCCGTGTGTTTAAAGCAGGTGACGTTCTAACCGTTCCTGATGGACACCACGTTATTACTATCACTGGTACTTGGACTACAGGTGGTGATGTTCGTGTTACCCTTCCCAATGGATTCGTTAAGGTGATCGCAACTGGTGCGGGTGGTTCTACCTCCATGACTACCACTCAGGTTGCAGCTAAGGTTGCGCTTGAATTAAATAATGACCCCGTTGCCTCTGATTTGTTGTTTGCCACCAACATAGCGAACGTGGTTTATGCGTTCAATAAGCGGGAAATGAACTCAGCTTCATTTGCTGTTGCGTCCACATCCAACGCATCTGATTTAGCACTTGTTACCAGACCTCCGGGTACTGTTGTTGGCACTATCCTGTCCTACACCAACGCTGGGGTAATTACTTTAACTGGTAACGCCGCGATCGCTGTTCCTATTGGTGCAAATGTCGCTGTAGCTGTTAATGAAATTGTGGGCATTTATCCTCAACCTATTGATTTAACATACCAACCCAATCAAGCGATCGCTCCTATTATCACTGGTCGAATTTACGAAAACGCATTACCTTATTTTGATGATGCGGTGCGTCGGGCATTACCAAAAATCAAGTTTACTGAAAAGTTCTAATTGTTGTTTTTGGTATTTGTGGCCATGTTCGATTCGATTTTCGAGCATGGCTATTTTTTTAGGAATGGTGAATTATTATGTCAAAACTAGCCAGATTCGCAAGACCTAAAGGTGCGAAGGATAAGAAAAAACGTAAGTCTAATCTATTACGTAATATTGCTATTGGTGCAGGTGGCACTGCGTTGCTTAGCAGTGCGGCTTATCTCGGTAGAGGTAAAATTGCTGGATTGATGAGCAAAGGGAAACCGAAGCCAGGTGTAACTAAAGTTCCTTACTCGCAGTTATCGAAAGAAGAATTGTTGTCAATGGGTGGCAAAGGTCGCATAAACGCAAGAAAAGCTGTTGTGTCAAGAACGAGTCAGAAGGACGATTTAAAGTATGGAGTGACACCAAATAGTGTTGATGATTTTGAAAACATTAATGCTATTAATAACGCTATCAATACCAATCGCCCTGGTTTTACTAAAGAGATGCTGAGGAAAATGAAAAAAGAAAAAGCGGTAAGAATAAAGGCTTACGCTGATCGGCTTAGAAAAGAAGGTGCTTATTATTCTTCATCTTCGCAGACTACCAATTTCCATGAATCAACAATGATGTCTCTAGCTAGTTTTAACCGCAAATGGAAATAATTATTTAAAAGGTAAATTTTATGCTAACTTTGGCTTCTTTCCGTAGAGGAAAAGACAGGAAGAAAAGAAAATCTCGTAAACGTAAATATTTAGAATCTGCTGCTCAAGGTGCAGGTATTGGTGTTGTCGCAGTACCTACCGCAGTTGGCATCAGGGAAACGTTTAGGGCTGAAAATGTAGGTAAACCACTAGGTCAAAGCGTCGCACGAAACGTATATGCTGGTGTGGCTCGTGGTGCTGCGCGGGGTACAGTTCGCGGTATTTATAGAGGTGCTTTAGCTGGGATGATTGGTGACAGCCTAGAAAAAGGAGTATCAACACTTTCATCTAAAGGTATTCTGGGTAAGGTACTATTAGGTAGTGCTGCTGCTGGTGCTGCTGGTGGCGTAATAGCCAGAAGGATGAGAGAAAAAGACCGCGAACGTAAATCTATCCCCGGTAAACTTAAAAGATTCCTGGGAGGTAGGTAATGCTTGACAATATTAATCCTTTCTACCGCAAGAGAAAAGGCAAGTTGCAACTCGTTAGAGGTTTTCTCCGCAAGAAGAGAAAGTCTTTGTCAGCGATTAAAAAGAGAGTAATTCAATCTATCCCTGATAAAAAAGATTTATCTAATATTAAGAAAAAAGTAATTAAAGTTCTCCCCAAGAAAAAGAAGAAAGATCCTAACTTATTGGGAGAAGGTAAAAACGGTAGAGTTATTGCCAAGGGTCCATTTACAATCCGCAAGGAATATAAAAAACGTCGGTTCTTAGATCCTGCAAGGAAATTGTTGGATGGACAAACTGCATGGGATAGGGAATACGGCATACAAAAAGTATTAGCCGATAGGGGTCTAGCTCCCAAAGTGAAACGTAAAGGTGAAAGATTTATTGAAATGGAACGAGTTTATGGTGAAACCATTGACTCGAAAATGAAAAACGGTGAAGCGAGCGATCGCACTCAAAGAAAGTACGGCAAGAAATTAGCTAGGGAAGTGAAGCGGATGCACGATGCTGGTGTTTCCCATAATGATTTACATGGCGAGAATGTTATGGTTGGTCCATTCGGTGGCATGAAAGTAATTGATTATGGCTGGGCAAATGATAAAGGCAGACCCCTGAAGATGAGGGAACGCAGGAAAGACTATGATAAGGTTCTCTCTAGGCATAAGGGTAAAAAGTACAAGGCGTTTAGGGATAGCTTTGAAAAGTCTTATTATGATTATTAAGACAACAGTCATGCTCGATTTGAACATGACTGATATTTTTAAACTTGTGGGTGAGAAACTTGCCAACGAAACCACCTGGAATATTGCAAGTGTTCCTGCGTGGGTTGGCAATACAAATATTATCCATAGCCATAATCGAATCGAACACAGGGAATAACAGCAACGAACATTAACTGTGTATAGAAAAAATGGCTTATATTGCATCCTGGCTGAATGAACATCAGCAAACAAAGGAAGCTGATTTAGTTATAGATGAAACTCTAACTTGGCTTAAACAACGGTCTGGTTTGTTGGATAAGTATGTCCCGTTAAAGACATATTCAAGCCGCAATTTCTTGATGTATGTTGTCAACAAAATCCGTACCGTTGCTTCTATTATTTCTTATGGAGCAGAGCCTCCGGTAGTTCGTTTGGGCAACTTCAACACCATTGACGCAAAAATGTTCAAGGTGGGTTTAAGTGTCTATTACGATGAAGATCAACAGTGGCAAATGAAGGAAGCAATGGAATTAGCGAGACTAAAAAATGTCTCTGTTCAAGACCAGGTTCTTCCTGATGGTTCAATTTTAAAAGGGTCAAACGAAGACCTTGCTAATTTAATTCTTGGCAGCAATGGGACAATCGCAGACATTACTAGGTCTATTGGTGAATTATTAAATTATTTAACTTGGCAAGCACTTCAGAACGGTTCTGTGAACTATACAGATCCTCGTACTAATGCCACTCCATTGGTACTGGATTACAAAAATCCTTCTGGCGGTTATAACCATTTCCCTGCGGCTTTAACTGGTAATGATAGCTGGGATCGTCCCAACACAGCGAATGCTCTGGCTGTGCTTGAGGAAGATGTTGAAACTTTCACTACCACCAATGGTTTCAAGCCTGATTTAATTGTCATGCCGTTAAAAGTGCGTCGGGCGATGCTGAACCAGGAATCTACTCGTCAAGCGGTTGCCAGCATGAGCAACAACTCTGCGATGTTGGTCGCCAATGCTGTTGGTTCTGTTGGTCCAGAAATGTTAATGGGTGTACTGGAACGCCGGGAACTTCCCCCAATCATCACATTTGATGAACAGTTTGAAATGGAAGACTCTAACAAGAACCAGAACAAAATGCGGTTCTTAAACAACAACCGTTATGTATTCTTGACCAAGAATATGGGCGAACGGGCAATGGGTCCCACTTTGGAAGGTGATGGAAGAGAAGGTGCTTATGTTGTTACCCGTGAAGTTCAGAAATTCCCCCCTGTAGATGCTACCCAAGGTGTGGCCACTGCGTTACCTGCCTTTGGTAATCCCAAATTGTTCTTCTCCCGTCAAGTAATCACTGAATAGCCATGATTGATCCAACAAAGCCTGTCCACTTAAAAACTATGATTCGGGATATCAAAACAGGAAATGTTTATATTCCCTTGAACCGTGCCTATCAACCTGGCGAAATTCCTTTTCGGTTGTTGACTGATGCTAACGCATACCAAGATGAAAGCACCGCAGAAGTTGTTGTGCCTACTCAGTCCACTGTCACCCAGATAGCACCCCCGCTAGAACTATCTTCTAGTCAAATCCCAAGCACCAAACTAGAACCTGCACAACCTAGAACAACCAGAATAGCCAAGGTACAGCCTGAAGCAAGTGAACTTAAAACGGAGTAATCTATGCCCCGCTATTCAAAGCTGGCTAATTTTGCCAGAACTAGAGGGGCGAAAGACAAACGCCCCCGTAAAAAACGTAGTGATTTATTGGATAGAGAGTACAAGGGTGCGCGGACTATAGAGATGCGTACCCGTTCTATAGCTAATTTAGGCAGAACATTAAACTCTATAGGTAGTTCAGTCAGAGAAGCTCGATTAACTGCTAAATGGCTGGGTATCAACCCATCTAGAAAACGCAGTGATCCGATGTCAATTATTAGAAATGCCCGTTCTGTGTCAGATACGGGGAATAGTATACTTCGATTAGGTAGAGGGTTGTTTGGTATGCGATCGCTCAGTTCAATGATGGCTGAGTTCCGCAGGGGTAAGGATAAGAAAAAGAGGAAAATTAGGAAATCCACAATTTTACAAAATGCACTTTATGGTGCAGCTTTAACAGGTGCGCCTGGTGCGATTAGTGGAGCAACAGAAGAAATGCTTTCAACTAGAGTCCCTATTGGCAAGCTTCGCAATGGACAAACCATTGATGTCTTTAGCACCAAACCATCTGTGATCCTGAAGGGTGCGCTAAAAGGTGCTATTAGAACCGCACCAATAGGAGCAGCACTAGGGGCTGGCAGTTTAATTGCGGCTCGTGGATTACGGAAATTAATGGAAAGGGAGATATAATTATGCGATCGCTCAATTCAATGATGGCTGAATTTGCTAGAGGCAAAGACAAGAAAAAGAGAAGAAAGCGAACCTTAGCGGGTTCTGCTGGTAAAGGTGCTGCTATTGGCATGGGAGTACCTTTAGCTCTTGGCACTTTAGCTGGTGCTACTGGTGCTGGTATATATGCAGCAAAAGCAGGAATGAAACCAGGAATGGTTGGGCTTTCTATACCTGCTGGTGGACTTGGTGGACTAGCGGCTACCGCAAATAAAGCCCCTGGTAAAGTATTAGCTGCTGGTGCTTTAGGTGGTGGAATCGGTGCTGGCTTGTATGGTGCAGATAGATTAAAAGAGCGTAACGGTAATCGCTCACCTTTAAATAGAATCGCAGGGAAAAGGTAGTTATGAAATTAATATCTTCTCGATATGATTTAGCTGAGTTTCGCAGGGGTAAAGACAAGAGGCAGAGGAAGAAAAAGTCTTTACTAGGTGCTATTGGTAAAGGTGCTTTAATTGGTGCTGTTATCCCAGTAGGTGTAGGCGCATTGGGAATGGCAGGACTTGGGGCATCATCAACAGCTAAATCTATACCCCAAAGGATTTTTAATACTGGCGTAAGCTCATCTATAGGAGGTGCGATGGGAGGCGCACTTGCTCCTGCTACTGCTTTAGCTGGTGGTGCTACTGCTGCTACTGCTTACGGTATTAACAAGCTGAGAAATAAAGACAAAAAGCCAACAGTGCGATCGCGGTTAAACAACTTAATTCCTGGTAGGTAACTATGTCAACTTACACCACAGTAGAAGCGATCGCGCGGAGACTACAGGGTAGATTAAAGGTAATTTCTACCCTGTCCCCTACCACTACCCCCAACTACAATACTCAGCAAGTAGTTGACCCGTTATTAATACAAGATGTTTTGGAGCAAGTCGAGAACGATCTTGATTTGACTTTGGCTCAGATATATGAAATGCCGTTACAAAATAAACATCCTTTACTGGCAGGGATTGTAGAGAAATTAGTAACAGTAGAAATATTGCAGACATATTATCAAAGTACCCAATCTCCTGAAATGGGGGGAGATCCGGGTTATGGTAGATTGCTTTATCAACAGGCACAACAGGCGATCGCTAAATTAACTGCGGGTCATAACATCATGGTGTTTGGGGTTCAACCCCCTGCACAAATGCCAGGAGTAGTTACACCACAACCAATAGTTTTACCTGGAGAAAGATTAGCGTTAAAGCCACCCGATACCCTATCAACTAACGTTACTGTTGTCACCTCTACCAAGTGGAGAAAGTTGTCAGATGGCGATCGCAAGGATTGGGGGATTAATTGGGATAACCAAGATAGAGCTAGAGGTGCTGATGAATTATGGAATTAATTTACTCCCGACATAGTTTAGCTACATTTGCCAAACCCCGCACCCCACAAAATACAGAACCAGTAGGCGTGTAAAAAGTCCAAAATAAAATTTACAACAATATCCATTGTTTTATCATGAAATCACTAAATACTATGGTAGCTGAATTTGGCAGAGGTAAGGATAAAGCCCCAAGAAAGAAAAGGGCTAACCTCAGAAATCATGTTCTCGGTGGGACGATAGTTGGCGGTATTGCTGGCAATGCACTCACAAAACCTATTACTGTTCCCATTGAGTTAGTTGGTGGTTTAGCTGGTAGTGCGATCGGCGCGGGTGCAGGTGCAGCTACTTATGGAGCAAGAAGGGCATGGCGTGGAGGAAAAGCATTAGTAGCGAAACTTAGAGGAAAAGAACCGGAGAAGTACGATTATATGAAAAGTTTAAGTAGAATGACGGCTGAATTTGCTCGTACTAGAGGCGCAACAGATAAAAAACCCAGGAAGAGAGGAACATTAGCAGGATACATAGGCAAAGGTGCTGCGATTGGTGCGCTAGGCATGGTGGGAGGAAGTGCTTTGTTGGGCGGAGTTCATGGTGCGGCTGTAGCCAAACAGGCAGCCAAAGGTTTAGGCATTCCTTTTAAACCAATACGCACTCGACTTCAAGTAGGTGCTGGAGGTGCAATGCTTGAAGGTATGAAAGGTGCTATGGTAGCCCCTGGTGCTGCGATCGCGGGCGGAGGAATTGGTGCTGGTGCTTATGGGATCAATAAACTTCGTAATCGGAACAAAGAGGAAAAACCCACATCACGACTACAATCAGCAAGAAAGAAACTCGGTGGCATGATTGGCGGAAACTAATGGAACTAAGAATCACTGGACTCCAACAAGTTAACAGCCTATTAGCGGAAGCCCAGAAAAAATCCAAGGACTTCTCTCCACTAGAAGCAACCCTGAGAGATATATTCTATGCAGATGCTTCTAAAAGGTTTGAATCATCTCCTTCCGTAGATACAGGTGGTATGGTCTATGGGGATGAATATTGGCGAAAACTTAAAAAAGTACCACCTCATCGTCGGGGAGGTCAGGTATTAATTGACAGTGAGACAATGATGCAATCTGTAACCGTTGAGGGAGATGGTAACGGCATCTTTGAAATCAACGGCACAGAAGTCATCTTCGGTTCAAGAGTTCCCTATGCCAATAAGCAGAATGTAGACCGTCCTTTTCTGTTTTGGCATCCATTGTTATTGGAGCAGGTGACAAAGGCGATATCTGAATGGTTGGCAGATATTACTCCTTAACATCGTTCTGGATATCTTTTAAAAGAGTATCAATATTTTGAATCTGCTTCTTTGCATTCTTCAAATGTGCTTCCGCGATCGCCACTTGTTCCTTGTAGAACTCTCTCAATTCAAGCAGTCCTTCAAGTGCGCTTTTTGGTGGCTGTGGAAGCATTTTTCTTGGTTCTATTAAAAGGTGGATGGCAAAATTCGCAGTAGGTTGGACGTGGACCAAATGTTTCTCTTTGGGTTGGCTGACTACACTTTTTACAAATGAAATTGAATATCCGAGATTGGATAGTACGGTAATGCTCTCGGACGGTATAAGCCCGGACTCTAACTAGCTTTTCCATGATTATTTTGACTGGCAGGTCGATCCTAATTATCGGATATGGGAACTAAAAAAGCAAAGAGGGTAATTAACATGAAGTCACTTAATAGGATGATGGCTGAGTTTGGCAGGGGTAAGGATAAAAAGAAGAGGAAGAAGAAGTTTCTGGGAACTGTAGGAAGTAATGCCGTTCTTGGTGCAATTGGAGGAGCATTATATCCTACAGCATCCATGCTTGCAATATCTCGTATGATGCCAAAAGGCATGACACCACCATTGAATTACCGAAATATACCTATAATGATGGCTCGAAATGCGGTTATCGGAGCTACACTTGGTGGCGTTGGTAGCGGTATTAATTACGGAGCAGGGAAGATCGTAGAGTCGAGTGGCAACTTAATTGAAAAAAAATTCGGTAAACCACCTACTCCTCGGCAAAAAGTGGGAAGAGGTGTAAAACGGACAGGAGAAAGGTTGGGTAACTATATTTCTGGTGACAAAAAATGATACCTAATATTCCCCACCCTGTAGAAACTGACCCAGCACCAGATATTGACTGGACTTGTCAGGCGATCGCAGAATATCTAAGAGATGGATTAAATGCAGCTTACGTACCAGCTAAAATCAAATCTCTCCAGAGGCAGAAAGAACGGCATTTAGAGTATATCCAACAGGGATTGGCAGAACCTACAACTATTTTTGATAACCAGATATATGAATTAACTCATACACAAACACCACCAAAAGTAGTTAATGGTATTCGTGCCTATGATGCTTTTAACCTGCCATTACATGAATTTCCTTACCTCAAGGTTTACCGTTCTCAAGATATTTATAGTGCAGGCAAAACTGTCTCTCAGTCTTCATTAATGTCCACATATTGCCTAAGTCTACCCAACCAAGAGGAATTACAAGGGAGCATGAGATGGGTGTCCTGGACAATTAACAATTTGCTACTCAATCCCCAAGTCAACTTGTGTCTAAAAATTCAAGATGGTAGTGTCCGGGCTGAATACCGTACTATGTTGAATGAGATGGTTATACCTGTTTACGCTTTTCTAAGAATGTACTTCACTATCAAGTCGTAGGGAATAACACAGCCACAGAGTATTATTTAGAAAATATGACCGTCGCTATATTTAACGAAACTTTTGTTGGTATCAGTGAGCTAAAGCTCCAACGAATCTCCGACGGGTTTGTTTATAACCTCCCCATCCCTGCTACTTTTGCTGTTCAAGATAATAAACAGCAGATTATTCAGCGTACCAAGAGTTCACAGGGTCGTACAGTAAGATCCGGTGCATTCATTAAAGGTGAAGAACCCATCTTAACCGTTGACTACAACTATATGCAGCCTGAACTCATCGCTATGAGAGCAGGTAATACCTTTGAAGAAGCTACCTACAACATCCAAATCGCTCGAACCGTCAATGTAACTCAGTTAACCTACGCTGGTGCTGCTAATGGTTATCTAGGGTACGGGATGCCAGCAGATCAAGCTAATTCTCGCGGTGCTATCAGAGAAGCTGGTGGCTTGTCTATTCAGTTAACCCAAGCTGATTATGCTGACGATCTTTCAGCATTGACTAATACCTTTGCTCAGGGTCAGCATGGAGCGTTGAAGTTCTCACCTGATTTGATGGGTGAAGTTGTTTCCCTGATTATGCCCCATTCTGTAACAGGATTGGGTTTAGGTGATGGATTGATTGGTGAACATAAATTAGTTGCTCATCTCTCTGATACTCAAAACATGGTGTGGGTATTTGTGGCCAGCAACATTACTATTAGTTCCGATGGTTCTGGTTTTACCCCTGATGCTGAAACTTTACAGTTACCATTCTTTTTGAATATTCTTCCTGGTGGTTGCCGTACCTGGAATTTGTATTCAACCAACCAAAAGGTTAAATGCTAATGCCTAAAACTGAAAAACCCACAACTAAAAGCTTTGTTGTTACTTATCCAGATGGTACTGAGGTTGTGGTATTGCGACTACCACCTACTCAACTTGAAGAGGCGACGGCGATCGCTGAAAAAATCTTCGAGCGTTTTTTTACCTACTGGGAATACTCCCGTGATTGCTTGGGTGATGTGATGATTGACCCAGCCGCACGGGGATACATCAAGCAATTGGCTAGTATGTTCCGAGTTGCGGGTCAAAAAGAGTTAGGTATTAATGTTACTCCGCTAGAGGATGAATGTGACTATGAACAGATTGGGCAAATATTTATTACCCAGTCTGTTGATATGGAAACTGGCACAATTAACACCGTTCCAGGTGAGGGTATCAAACCTTCTAAATTTGCGGAGTTGCACAAGCTAAATTTTTTCAAAGTCCGGGCAGTGGAGAAGATCAAGCAACAGGAGAAACCAGAAGCGACGACACCATCCCCAGTAGTGGAGACGGAATCGCCGATATCTTAGCCCTGTTGATTGAATATTATGGGGGTGACACAGCTTTAACCTTGTTAAATACTTTTGATATTGACAGGTTAAATAAACTCCTTGCTCAGACCAGGGAAATGAGAAGAACATCCCAAGACCGTAAAGAGGAACGACGAGCTAAAGCCAGCAAGGAATTGTCTGATTACCTCAAACAGACTGATTTATCTACTGTTCAGGTAGATCATGTTGATGCCGATGGTAAACACCAATCTCTGACCTTGGAGCAGATCAACAATTTTGAATTTTGATGTTCGATTCGATTATGGAAATTAACCAGATAAGTCATAAATTCTATAGACCCATCAGCAGGGTCAAGATAGGTGAGGCTGAAGTTGACTACCTAGAAATGGGCGCGTGTCAAACAGGATTACTCCTACAAGCATTTATTGAGGCACAGCGATCGCTCACAAGAGAAAATCAATCTGACAGCGAAGTATTTGAAACGGTAATTAATATCCTCTCTGGTATTGATGGTACTCAACAAACAAGACGTGATGCTTTGGTTGGGCAATTGTTCATCAAACCCCAGGCTTACGCATTTATTCAACAAGTTCTTGAAGAATCGTTCCCTAAAATACCAAATATCAGTGATTTAAGGGATGAGTTCAAAGGTGAATTGGTTGTGTATTTACTGGATATTTTTGCGAAAAGGATGATTGAACAATCAGCGCAATTAATGAAGGTTAGGACTTACGCACAAGTCACGGAATAATGAACCACGTTCGCGAAGCGTGCCGAAGGCATAGGAACGAAGAGAACGAAGAAAAGAGGGTTTGAGAGATATTTTGCGTAAGTCCTGGACAGTATTTGAAGTAGGTTTTGCGTAAGTCCAGATAGATATGGAAGTTAATACATTACATAATGATAAAACTTTTCTCCATGACTATATTCAACCCTTGATCATTCCACTAAATTATGCTTAATTGCAAATCTAACTAATTCAGCGCGGTTGCTGGTTTCAGTCTTTCTCAATAGGGAACTACTGAGGTAGAACTCAGTAACCCAATATGCAATATGAGTGACAATAAACCGCAAGCTGAGTACAAGGACGTGCTTTAACATGAAATCCTTATCATCAATGTCTTGTCCTTCATTAGCGGAATGCCGAGCTAACTTTGCCCAAGAGCGCAAGAAAAAGAGTAAGGCTAGGGCGGCTGCTGAACTAGCTGGGGCTGGTGCGCTTGGTGTCCAATCTGTCAGATCCGGCGTTCCGCGACTTCTTGGCGTAAGGCTGGAATCACACTCTACTACTAAAAAAACTGCTGATAATATTTTAAAAAACGGTGGCTGGTTAGACCCTAATTACGGCGGAACTGGTGCTAGTAATGCGGTTGGAAACAAGGATTATATTTCATCCTCTAAAAATTATGTTCATATTACTGGTAGACATGGTGGCGGACACCCCATTATAGAGTCAAAGGCTTACGAAGTAAAACCGGATGGTACGCGAGTAGAAATACCTGAAAAAACTAAATATACACAGGCGAGTAAAAACCCAGTAGAAAATGTTATTAGGCGTAAAACCCAGAGAGCATTATACAGAGGTATTGCCGGAGAGAATTTACAGAATGTATCAGAACTTGGTGGCATGGGTGTCCTAAAAAAAGTTGGTCCACTTATCGCAGGAGGGGCAACTGGGGCTAAAGGTAGGACGCTTTATGTTGGTGGCTCAGATAAGTTTTTTGATCAAAACTTTATTCCAGATCCGGATGACGTTGCTCTTAAATCCAGTCAGAAAGTTAAAGTATATGGCAATCGCTTTTCTGCTACAGGTGCAGCAATCAAAAGAGAAGGATTACTTAATCTCATGGGTCAAAACAAAGGAAGAGTAGCCGCAGGAGTAGCAATCTTAGGGGCTGGTGGGTACGGAGCATATCGTATTGGCAAAAATGCTTTAAATAGTTTGACTGGTAAAGATACTGAAGTTAAACCTTTCTATAGAGGGGGTAAGTTAGTACGTGGATTTAAACGCAAACGCAAAAACAGATAAGGGAACTACTGAGGTAGAACTCAGTAAGCCAATATGCCTAGTAACGCCACCGCAATCATTGAATTAGTCGGCAAGGACAATGGATTATCCGCCATTGTCGTCAAAAACACCAACGCCATATCAGAATTAACCGATGCAGCGATCGCTGGTACATCGGGAATGTCGCAGTATGCAACAGCCACTAATGATTTAGGTGACGCATTCAGGGGAATTGGTGGTACTGCCGTAGAAGCAACTAAATCGGTAGTTAATTTAGGGAGTAGCACTACACAGGCTTACAACGATATTGCCAAGGGGTCGGAACGCACAATTAAAGCTGCGGATCTGCTTGGAAATAGATTTGCGGAAATGGCGTTATCTGCGGCTGGGTTCAGTAAGCAGACTGATGCAGTAAATTCGGTATTACAACCAACAGCAGGGTTCTTCTCAACGGTTACAGATGAAGCTACAGGATTAGGTAAAGCATTCCAGGTTATTAACCAATTAGAGAAGCCCTTGGTTGGTGGGTTAGACAGAGTTTCTACTACAGCCGGGGGGTTGGGTGACGCATTAAGTAATTTGGGTGGAGTCGGGCAATTTGCGGCTCAAGGGTTATTTGCCGTTTCTAACGCTGCTGCATCGTTGGCTGGCATCACGGGGACTGTTGATACCATTGGTGACTTGTATCAAGTCATGGAGCAGATCCAGGAAGTTGCACCTGATGTAGCTAGTGGGATTGGTGAAATAGCTGGGGCTGGTGTGGGGATAGGTCAAGGTGTGCTGGGAGTGACTGACTTAAACACCGAATTATATCTTGCGGCTCAAGCTGGGAAGAAATTCGGCAATGAGATGACTAAATCATTGTCAGGCGTTTTTGTTAAATTCGCTGATTTAAAATCTCAAGTCACCCAAACAATCACAGTCCTCTCTGCAATGGCTGGAACTTTTACTGACTTGGCTCTCCATTTGAAAGATTTTGGCAAGGGTTTAGAAACCGTCAGAAACTTAGGTTTTGATACTCAAGCTATGGAAATAGCTAACTCCATTGGTTTGATTGGTGAAAATTTAGTATTTAATACCGAAGCATCTAAAAACTTTGCTAATGCGGCTGTAGCTGCTTTTTCTAAGGTTGAAGATTCCCTGGCGTTTATTACCACCTTACCATCTGGTCAAGCTGCTGGTATCCCCATGTTATCCAAGCAATTAGATGACTTGGTGAATGGTCCATTAAACAACATGATTTCTAAGGGTGAGGCAGCGTCGGCAATGTACCAATCGTTGTCCGCAGGTATTGGTGCTACCACAGGGAAGCTAAAAGAATCGCAACCATTCTTGGAAGCGGCATTAAAGCTGTCTACTGGTACAGATACAGCCGCTTCGACTACAGTGGAAACCTTAGCTAAATTGACTTATGCCTATAATTTAAACGTCAAGGATGCAACTACAACCGCCGCAAAGCTTAATGGTATAGTTGAAGAAGGTATAATCACCTTCCCACAACTAGCCGGCGGCATTGGTCGGGTAGCAGGCGTGGCTGCACAAGCGAAAGTCCCAATGAATGAGTTAATGGGTTCTATAGCGGCATTAACCAAAACCATGAGTGCGGACGATGCCATGACTGGATATATGTCCTTGCTCAATGCGATCGCTGGTGCAGGGGAGCAGTCAAAAAAAGCAGCTTCGGAATTAGGGGTGCAATTTGACTTACAGGCAGTGAAGGCGAAGGGGTTACTAAATGTTCTCAAGGATTTGTACGACAAATCTGGGGGTAACGTTGAGAGAATCAAAGAAATTATTCCTGACTCATTGGCGTTCGGTACATCGTTAACCTTGATGACTACCGCATTCAAAGAAGCCAAGGAAAAAACAGATATCATAGCTGGCAAGGGTGCTGAGGATTTAGAAAAGTTATTTGGTGGTAGAAATCAGTCAATGGTTCGCCAAATGACATCCCTAGTAAATGGTTATGAGGAAGTATTATCTGGGTTTGGTGAAAAGTTTGCTGACAACTTCAAGCCAGGGGTAGAGTTTCTGCGAATCATGCTAGAGAGATTTCAGCAGATGCCTGAACCAATTAAGGAAACGATTGGGGCGATCGTCTCTTTTAATATGGGACTAGAGAAAGCATCTGGTTTTATCTCTATCCTGGTGGGTGGCATCGCCAAGGTTGGGGTAGCTTTGGCAATTATGCGTATTTCCTCATTGGCGATGACGGGGCAATTGGGATTACTCCGGACAGCAGCAATGGGAGTATTCCAAGCATTTGTAGCAGGAACAGGCAGAACTGCGGCTTTGACAACGGCATTTAACACCCTGACGGGCGCACAACAAATTGCAGTGGCAACCACAGCAGGATTCACTAGGGCAACTACCCTTTTATCTAAAGTCAACGAAATATTGACAACAGATATTACTCGATTAATTAGAAGGCACGTAATCCTTGCCCAATACACCGACCTCTCTACTTCGTCCGAGAAAGCAAGTGCGATCGCTAAAGGAATATTAGCTGCGGCAACGAAAGGTTTATCGGCTGCAATGACCTTTTTAGGGACAACAATCAAGGCGTTATGGATTTCATTTGGACCACTAGCGATCGCTATTGGTGCGGCTGTAGTTATTTTTCAGACATTAAGTGAAGTAATTAGTTTTAATATTTTAGGTTTCAAGTCTGCGAGGGCTGAAGCGGAAGAATATGCAGCTAAATTAATAGATTTAGGTGAGGCTACTAAGAGCTATATAGATATTTTAGGTGAAGAAACCAAAGCTGTTGATAAGAGTGTTCAGGGCTACAAAGAAAGAATCAAACAATTGGATGAATTGCGGAAAAAGGAGAAAGATCCTGGCAGAAGACAGGCAATAGAAGATGAGATAAAAAACAACAAAACTCTTCTCAAAGCCCAACAGGAAAAGGAAGATAAAAAATACACTGGGTTTTTTAACACTGGGGTTTTGCCTTTTGCGGAAGGAGTAACAAAGGGTCTTTACAGCGTGGCATCTTTCATGAGTCCAGAAGAAGCAAAAGATAGGAATTACAAGAAAATAGAAGATAGTTTTCGTGGGTTTAAAGATAAACACCAAGCCCGAATGGATGAGGAAAGTGGTGTTTATGCAGCAGAAGATCAAAATAGGCAACAAGTAACTGAATTATTTAGTCGGGCATATCGCCGCGCTCAGATATCAAAAGAAGGTGGTGCGGTTAGTGCTGAAGCCAGGGAAATATTAGAGTCTACAAAGTATCGCGCTTTGTCAGGTCCAGAGATGACAAAGGTGCTTGAAGCTGAAACCAAGGCTTACGAAAAGAACAAAGAAGCTATTGACGGCAAAGTAACGGCATTACAAGCTGCACTGGAAGCGACCCAAGACCCTGCAAGACAGGAACAGATAAAACAGGATATCAAACAATTAAATGATGCCACCGCAGCAGAGAAAAAATACAATGATGCTAAACTGCAATTCATTAGAGATAGAGAATCAATAAAAACAGCCCAAGAAGGCAACAAAGACCCCATTGAAAGGGTAAATGAACTGTTCCAAGAACAATATGAAAAAGCTGCTGAACTCAGGGAGAAGATGAAGTCAGCAACAACTCAAGATGAAAAAGACTTTTTAGACTTCCAGCAAAAATCAGCAGAAGCAACCTCTGAATTAACCGCTAAGTTTGGGCAAGGCATCCTACAGAATGGTGAACTAGGTAAAAAGCAAATAAACTCATTAACTGCTGCTTACAAAGAGTTTGCTGATAACCCATTAAAAACCGAGATAGGGAATGCTGAAGACCTAAACAAAATGCGGTCTGATGCAGATAAATTCTTGGGAGAGATACAGAACAATATTCCCAATATTTCCACAGCTACAGCCGAGTCATTAGTCAAGGCTTTACTTGCTCAAAAGGTTAAGGTTCAAGGTAGTGATATTGTTCAAAGTATTTTATCCCCAGAACAAATTCAAGAAGCAGTAGATGTACTTCAGAAGATTTATGAAAAGTCAGCACAAGACCAAATTGATATCAATAACCGCAAGGTAGCTAAAATTAACAATCAAGAAGCGTTAGGTATTAAACGCCAAACCTTAGCACAAAAAGAAATACTGGAAGTTGAGATTGAATCTAATGAGGAAAAACTGAAATCTAAACAAAAGTATCTAGATTTACTGGTCAGCATGAATTTGATAGACAAAGAATCTGACCTGTACAAAAAACTCAATGATGAAATAGTTAACCTTCAGTATGATACAGAACAGAAGAAAACCAAGATTATTGAAGCAGCAATTAATGATAGGGTAGCTTTAAATAAGCGTGGACTTGACAAAGAACAAGCGATCGCAGAACTTGGACGTGCCGCTAGATTGAATGAAGAACAGAAGACTCAGGATAAATTATTTGAATTACAGCAAAAGCAGAACTTAAATCAGAGAAAAGGGATTCGTGACAGGATTCAGGATTTAAAGGCAAGAGGTGGTGATTACAATGAATTAGAAATTGAGTTATTAAAGTTGATGACTGAGTATGAAAACAACGTCAACGACAGAAATAAACAACTCGATGCCAGAGAAAAAGAAAGGCTTAACAATCAAACCACTGAGCAGAACCAAATACTAGAAAAAGAGTTAAATTCACTTGAACTGCAATCTAAACAACTGGAAAGACAGAAAAATATAACTGAATCCAGGAATAATGCGGTTAAAACTGAGTCGGAAATCACCCAAAGCCGATTAGAATTGCAATTGCGGGTGACGGGTGATATTCAGAAGCAAGCAGATATTGAATATGCGATCGCTAAGGAGAAGATTAAAAACCTACAATTATCCCAGAAGATTGAAAGGGAGAATTTAGTCACCCAACGTCAATTACAAACAATTGCCATTAACAGAGAGATTGTTGCCAACAAGATAGCCCAAGCTGAGAACCAGAGAGCGATCGCTGCTTTAAAAATTGATTTACTCCGTGCCAAGAATGAGAAGCGTTCCCTTGATGAAATTAAAGCAATGGAACTACAACTATTCTCAATGGAGGAACAGTCAAGGGTACTTGGTGAAACTGGCAAGGGGCTAGAGGCGAACAAGGAAACCCAGGAAAAGGTCGCCGAAAATACTGAACGTGAAGTGTTGGCACGGCAGAAGATTAGTATGGCTGGGGGGATATTAGATGAACACCAAGCTAAGATTAATCAGATACTTGCTAAATACGATAAACAGATAGAGCAAGCTAACCTTTACACCAAACAGATAGAGGTACAGAATATTCGTCTCACTGCCCAATCCGAGGCAATGGGTAGGGTATATGACTTGCAGAATCAAATCATGGATTCTCAGAAGTCGGTATTGGAAAGTAGAACAAACCGATTGACTGGTGAGTTACAGATTGCCATGAATTTGACGACATCTGAAACCAAGAGACGTGATTTGGCTCAGACGATCGCTCAAATCAAACTCAGGACATTAGACAGACAACAGGAGATTGAACGCAGGGTTTTAGAGATTCAGTTATTACAAAACAAAGCTGCACTTGAAAGAGAAAAAATTCAACTCCGAACCCAGCAATCACAGAATAATGCCGATACATGGGGATCTTTTGCTAACCTACAAAAAGTATTGGCAAGTGATAAATCTACTGATGCAGAGAAGAAATCAGCACTCTATGACTTGCAAGCAAAACAGGAACAAGGTGCTTCATTAGCATACCAACAGCAAGCTCTTGGGGAGAAAGAAAGATTACAAGACTTCCTGGCAAATAACCAACGTAGCAATCTTAGAGACAGCCAATCATTAGCTAGAACACAAGCTGAGTATGAGGTAATTGGAACTTTATCACCTGGAGCGCAAAGAAGGGAGGGTCGAAAACTAAGAGACAGAATCCTTCGTGATAATTTAGGAATCACCCCCTATAGTGGTCCAATCAATGGGGGGATGATGGCGGAGGATCAGAATAAGCAGGATTGGAGAAATCTGCGAAATATGAACAGACGGGGTGGTATTGATGTGGGTATGCCTAATGCACCACAAATAACCCCTGATATTAGCTATGAAGAGTTCCGTAAAAACTACCTATCCAGGCAACAAGAGTTCTTAGTTCCACCCTCAATAAAAATGCCCTCCTTGGATACAAATATCCAGAAGGGCAAAGGAGAGAACACCAGGTCGGATGCTGGTACTACTATAGCTGAAATGAAGTTAATAGTAGAAGCTATCAACATTGATGTTACCAGTAATGCAAGCCCCAAAGATGCCGCTAAAGATGTGAAGCAAGCTATTTTAGATGAGTTGCATGATCTGACGGCTAAGGTGAAAACTAAATTGAAGTAGGTAGGATGCCACAAAACAAAAAGCGATCGCATCCACCAAATGCGATCGCTTGTTCTAAATATTCGACTCGAACATTAAGCAGGTTGTCCAAACATGGCGATTTCTTCTGCTTCTAACATTTTCTTGCACTGACGTAGTTCAACGGTAGTCAGGAGTTGACGACTTTTCTTACTGAAGTTATTCATCAAGAAGCTTTTGGCATCTTGATCACTCCAGTTCAATGAATTAACTAATTTCCCGATATCTTCCATTAGAGAAGCCCGTTCTACTGTTTCACTGTCAGAAAAAGCAGGAGCATTACTAACCACTGGTTTCACGGTGACTGGCGCAGGAGGTGAGTAGGGTGTCCCACCGTAGACGTAGTTAGCATCGTAGTCACCGTAATCTTCATCATCAGCATACACAGGTTGCTGTGTTTGCTGAATCTGCGGTGATTGCTGTTGGGTGACAACCTCACCCCAACCCTTGTAGGTTTCGTGATCAGCTAGTATCTGTTGCCCAAACTGGGTTTTCTTGCTAACAAACAAATCTTGCCAGTGGACATAGTGAAGCTTAATGAGGATATCTTTACTTTTACCCCTACCTATTACCTCAGTTTTACCTACTTTTGTGGTGTCAGTAGTTGGACACATTCTTTCAGCGATAAAGCAACTCATTGCCCCTTCTGCACCGTTATCAAGGTAGTTACCTTTTAATCCGACCCTTATTGCAAATACTGAAAGTGCGAGGATGTTTTCATTAAATCTGTCACCTTCTAGCTTGACACCTCTCTCCTTGGCAACTTCTACCATGCAACGATTTATTTCGTCCCGGAACAATCGCAACTCAATACCAAAACTGGTATCAAATGCAGTCTTAGTTGTCATCTGGATAGGTAATGGGTGTAATGGCTCATTGTTGTCATTGACAACATATAAAACTTGTCTGCTCGCTCTCCAATAAGCCTGATTGGTGCGATCGCTCGCGTTCTTTCCTGCTTCCGTTAATTCTGATTGCCCATTTACATTCCTGTAGCAGTAATCAACGGGTCTTTTCTTTCCTGGCATAAGCTCATGGTATGCCAATATTGGTGTCCGTTTGGGGATTATAAACCTTGCCCAGTCCGCCACCGGGTTTCCATCTTCAGTTATTATTCGAGGGGAAATAGCGTCTTTGGGAACTCTTTTTTGGTCAATAGAAACCGTGTATTTAGCAAAACCCCAAGGTTCTTGTATTGAAAAGTCTGCTGCTGCTACTCTATCTGGCTCTAATACAAAGCCAAAATGCTGTTCAGGCACTTTTGCTGTCAACAGCATCAAAGTAGGCAAGGTTTTTCTCGCGGAAACGTCGCCAGAGTAATCCGAAGGATCAAATTCATTATTCATGGTTGCCAGCCCGATTGAGGTTTTCTAGAAGTTTTCAAGTAACAATTTCATTGTACACTACTCGACTTGTTTTGTCACTACCTTTTTAAAACATTTTCCTCATCACCCTTAATCTCTTTTATCTCACGTAATATGGACTGGTAGGACTTAGATAGTTCAATAATGGACTTTAACTCTTCTGATTTCTGCGCCAGTAAAATATTTTCCAGTCCTTCTATCCGCTTGATAAGCTCGGAAATGCGAGAATGATAAGCTTGCGATGCTTTAATGTCAGACAGTTCTATATGGAAAGAACTTAGTTTCTCTGTTAGTCCGAATAACTGGGAAGTGGTGCTATTGTAATTTTGCATCAATAAAGAAGTATCTCGATGCACGCTGCTGATTTCTTCGTCTTGAGCTAAGTTTCTCCTCTCAAGCTCTTTTGATATGGATTCTATCTTTCTCTCAAGTTCTTGAATTGCAGCATCTTTTTTTTCAGCTTCCTTTTGTTTTGCAGATTGCTGTTGCTGAATAAAAGCATAAATTAAAGACACAACCCCAGATACCGCACTGGCTATGCCTAAATATTCAACTAATCTACTAATAGAAGGATGATAGGCATTGATTACGATCACTAATATCCCACCAAGGAAGAAAAGTATAAGGAAAACAAGACTTTTATCTAGATTCATATTCAACCGTTACGTCAATCTCTTCTTGTCTTTCCTTAAATACAACACTTGGATATTCTGCGTTTTGATAGAATGTAATTACATCGTTATGAGCGAGAATATGTTCCTTTACCAAACATTGATTTACCCATGTTCCGTTAGTTGATGGTTTCCCTAAAAGCATTCCATCTCGCAACCTATAAAAGCTATGAGATCGAGTGTAATCATACATTAAAGTAATAGTACAATGGTAACGAGAGACAAAATCACATTCAATTTGAATATCAGCAGTAGAACGAGGGTGTTTACGTCCAATCACGACTTGTCCCATATTTCTTAAATCTAAGATTGTTCCTGCCGCTAATATTGTTCCAGAATAAACCAATATTTTGACCACCGAACACCTACTTTTTAAAAAATTACAATTTTAATTTACTTTTAGCAAAAATATGACTTGCAATTCAGATTTTCAGTATCTATATATAGCTTGCGACGCATCATTGCAAGTGGCGTACAATGCCCCAGAAGAATGGTTTGTAACTGGATATTTAAGAATACCTATTCAACCGGATGAATATACCAAACTCAGGGATGGTGAAGCACCTAAATTAGCAAGAACATTTGGTACAACTACCTACCGAATTAAATTAAGAGAAATAGGGTTTTCCGTGCAATTAGCAGAAGATGATGCGAGGTTGCGATACATTTTAGAACATATAGAAAAAACAAGTATTACAAACAGTCATATTACCCCCGTCACGGTGCTTGACTATGTAAGTCCTGATCCAGAGGCTTTCATGGCAGCAGTAACAGTAAATAGCAACCCCTACACAATCAGAAGAGGAACGATTGAGGTTGAACCTGGGAGTGGAACGATGGGAGAAAAAACTAGCCGAAAGGGAACTGGTGGTTTAAAATTTGTTTTTCGTCAAACCCAATTAAGCAAAGCGTGAGGTTTCCATGTACTACGGGCTACCTGTTAATCAAGATCATGGGTTAAGAGAAATAGAGTTTTTGTGGTCACGCAGGACAATTGACTCTTATGTTGATTTAAAAATAAACGATATTGAAAAAACACTATGGAGAAACACACGCACAGGAGTAGTGACCCAGTGGAACAAGTCTATGATTAGCGACATAACAAAATTAGGTGGCGAAGTTATAGATGGATATATCGAAATATCAAGATTACCAATCGCTGCACAACACAGATTAGCGATAGAACAAATAAATAAGTTACAAAACAACATTATTGATTTAGCAAATAATTTAATTTCAGGAAAAACCAAAGGCAAAAAAGGATTAACTAAAATCCCTGAAATTGCAGCACAATTATCTAGTGAATTAAAATTTTATCCAGTATTACGAGTGGGTGAATTAATTAGTAATGCGATCGCCCAATTACTAGAAGCAGTTGAGGAATCCGAAATTACTTGTTTGCTAGATATCGTAGATCAATCGAGGTTTGGACAACTGAATAGTATGGCCATATCTTCTCAATGGGAGGATAATTGTCTACTACTCACGGAAATAGCAGAGAAAAAGCTCTTTAGGTTTACCCACCCATCCTTTGAGGAATATTGCAAATCAGTTAAAATCAGTTCCGGTTCTCGACGGGTAAAGGTAGGTAAATTAATCAAGCGGTTTAAGGCTGCTGATTTACCCTTACCTAGCAACCGTGGCCAAGCCGAAATCGTTGCAGAAATACCAATTGAGAATCAGATTGTCGTTTGGACAGCCCTGCTATCTTTGGATAAAAAGATTACATCCTCACTGATTCGTGATGTCCATAAGCAATTACTATACAAGCAAGTAAACCAACCGCAACTACAAGATTCATCGGTGTTGCAAAACAAGATTCAATCCCTGGTCAATAAACATGGGCTAATCTTGGATAAAAACATCAAGGCTTTCCTTGATTCTGTAAAAGGAGATGCTAACCCCATAGAAATCAGAATGATTCGGGCTGCCCTGGATGGTCTAAGACAGCAAGTTGGCAAAGAACCTGATGTATTTGCATCACCAAAAACATCTGCGGCGTTGCTTCCTTTTTCGCCATTCCCTCTATTCCTTGCGAAAAGAACTGCTCAAGCAAATTCCGATCAGGAACTTGTAGCTTGCTAAGTAAAATGTCGGTGTTGAATGCGATCGCACTCAGGTAATCCTTGGCAAAGGCATAGTCAAATTTGGACGACTCCGAACAGAGTAATGTTTCTGGTAATTCCTTGGTACACCCTCTACTCATAGCAGCAGCGTGTTTAATTTCCACAACACTACTTACAGGGATTGCTAACGCCTGAGCTATTTCTGCTTCACCCCAGTTAGGATTCTTTCTGGAGAGGGTATTTATCTTGGCATGGGTTTCGTGCCAACCTCTAGGGATTTTAGCGATCGCCGCATGATCTCTCAGGAAGTGCTGAATCTCTCCATCTATGTAGAGAACGGCGTAGGAACTGAAAACATTTCTGGCTTTTGGGTCATAACGGTTTAATGCTTTAATTAGCCCAACACACCCTAACTGAAATAAATCATCAAATGGTTCAGCACACTTAGAGAGGAAAGTATGCGATCGCTTTCTAACTAAGTTTGAATATATCTTTACTAAGTTTTGTAATTTTTTCTTCTTTTTTTCTGGGTCTATTTCATCGGTATATTGTTGATGGAGAACCCTCAATTGTTCTGGAGAATAAGGATTTTTACCCATGAATACCTCGATTGGAATATTTCTAGCTATCAGCGTCTTTAACCGGGATAGCGATCGCACCCAAGACATGATTAGTGCGATCGCTGCTTGTTACTCGGAACAAGATGCAGTAGATATTGTAAGACCAGCGCTAGAAATATTCACCCCTGCCGACAGGGAATGGTTTGATGAAGTGATGAAAAATGCTAGATGGCATTAAAAAACTTGCTTTACCAAATGCTTGCCAAAAAGTTCCATCTACCGTAATAGATCCACCAGCATTACTAATAGGAATTGGATTGCATCGTTTAAAATCATAATTTAAATAAATAACTGCTTTAATATTGCGATCGCATTATGATAATCCCTATCAAGATGTGCTGTCATCGCTTTGTTGATGTAATAAAATCCGTCTTCTCTTTTTTCGATTCTGCCATTGTTTTTATTGCCAAATCCATCAAGCAATGATTGGAGTTTTTGAGTTAAATTGTCCATAATTACATGATAAATATTTTTGTAGATAGGGTTAATTTAATTGGATTAAGTTAGCTATTGCGATCATTGTGGAATTATAGCGATCGCAATAGCTAATACGAGGGCTGACATAAATTAAATTAGTTCCTCAACTTCATTAACTAAAACCATTCCAAAACCAGCTAATTCAGCCGGACTCATCCAAACTTGAGACTGGTAATTTGGGTCTAGTTGTGTCTTTTGTAATAAAACAATCAACTTGTTATAACTATCTTCTGACAAAACATTATCACCACCTTTTAAAACACCTAAATAAGCGATTATATTAGAGATATTTCCCTGATTAAATGCTTCCAAGACTCTGCTATAAGTGAGGGTTTCAGAAATCTTAAAAGCTTCTTCTTTCGTAACCACAGCTAACACTTGTTGCAGAGTAGGTAACACAGCTATTTGTTGCTGTGGCTCAGGATTGTTAACTAATACCTTATCATTAAGTTTGCCTGTAAGTTCCCTAGCAGATAATTTAGGGAACTTTTTAATTTGAGTAAGCAACCATTGTTGTTTGTTCATAATTATACAATTGCTGTGTTGTAGGCATCAATAAGAGCGGTTACGCGGGTGTCTAGCAGGGCGAGATCCAGGGATTCGCCAATAGAGTAGAAGGCTATGCGAGCGTTAACAAAGCTGTCAACGGCTGTAAATCTTTGAGCAAAAACAACAACGGTGCGAGTGGATGTTGCAAATTGAGATACGTTTGCAAAACTTGATATAGAACCTCCAGACCTGACTAATGCAGTTGAGCCGTCGCTGCGGGAAACTCCCTTAAATCCAGTTGTGTTGCCTTGCCCTGCAACAGTTAGTACGTTAGACAAATTGCTTACATAGGCAAGTATATTATTGGTACTATTCATGCCAAGCCCTGTATATCCACTTTCGCCTCCACCAATGTAGTAACGTGATCCGCTAATACTATTACCAGTAGACACATACACTGATTGATGTCTGCTATTTTGCGGATCACTTGCGTTCTGCCGATTGCTATCCAAATACTTCGTACTCCCATCTCCCGCCAGCCCGCTCCTTCTGTTGTAATCGCCAGCTACAAAGTTAAAATTAGTTGGAGCAGTACCAACAAGCGGAACTAAAGCACCAGCCAGCGTTCTAGCTCCTGCCAAGATGCAAGATGTCTTAATTGCACTCCAAATACCATCTACCTTACACCCAATTACAAAGTTATTAATAGCACTTTTGACACCTTCTTCAAGAGCCGCATTGTCAGCAGCTTCGACTCTTGTTATATAAGCTTGTGCATCAGTGTCAAACTTCCTACCCAGCACCACTATTCTAGTAGAATTTCTCATGGTGCAAAACTCCTAGCCCGGATAGTTCCTGTTTCACTATTTGCCGCAGGAGTGAAAGCACTGTTAGTAACTAGATACCCCCACAAGCTGGTGCTGCTTAATATAAACAGTTGATTTAAGTCCCTGACAACACCAACAACCTTGCCTCCTCCTTGAGCTAGACTTACTGACACATTAAAACCCACAGGGTCTAAAACAGGGTCAGAGCCAATTGTCCAAATACTATTATCTGCAATATTTGTAGGTGCTGTAGGGTATAAATAAACCCTGAAAGAAGACATACCTGATGGTACAGCAGATAGATTAAGGGATATTTCAAAATAAGAAAGAAAAATTCCTTTACCTGCCTGACCTATATTTTGAAGTTCAAACAGCCCCCCATAAACGTCAAAATTTGGTGCAGTAGCTGTGTAGGCTGTAGTATTAGCTGCCCTGGTAATAGTTGCAGTAGACAAGTACGCTAGTCCTTGAGGTGCAGTAGCCATGCTTACAGGCTGAGTTACACCACTACCATCTACTAATAATCTACCATCAGAATTAACTAAAATACTTCTAGGCTGACCATTTGGTGTAACGCCAGAAATCAAATTATAATTGAAAATTTGCTGCATATTAATTGATATTTAAAATTACTAACACCAGTAACAATATCTGTCAGTCCAACATAATTATTCTATAGCAGAATCTACTGCTATGCAACTATTACCTTGCAATTTCCACAGGAATATATTTCTCATCCTTGTAGGAGAAAACCTTATCAGGTCGAGATTTTAACCTCATCCCAGATTTTAGTTGCTCTACAATTTCTTCTGTCGCATCTGCTTTTAGAGTAGGCAGGTATAGCAGTAGGTACGAGTGACCAATAATAGAACAACTGCTATCAGAAATGAGGGTGATTTTGTCAGCGAATAAACCAAGGAAAGTATCGTTACTTTTATTGCACAGCTTTCTGACTGCGCCCATTTTTCTGGAAAACTGGACTTGGACAAAGACCACATCTGTACCCACGTTGTTATAAAGTACGTTGCCTAAGCTGGTAGGCAAGAATGAAATTTGCATATTTCTGTTGTTGAAAAACTTGAATTGGACTTAAAACAACTCTATCTATAACACTATTGAATTATTTAAAGCAAGTCCATTACAATGGTTTTTTACCGTATATCAACATCCAACCATGAGAGCATCAACAGCAGTCGGCGTAAGTCCAGAAATTAAAACAGCATTACAAAAAACATCAGTTGAGGTCAGGCTAACAGTTAAGGAAACTATTTATATGGGCGTGAAGGCGATCGCGCTGCTGAGTGATGAACAAAAAGAAGCATTAGCAAATGAAGTCCATAAGTTACAGATGGCCGGAGATATTTAATATTAGTTTTGCAAAAGAAAAAGCCCTGGATAATTCCGGGGCTTTTTTGTATGTTCGAGTCGAATATTTATTACTCAGGTAAAGGTTGAACTCTCCATCCGTCAAACCAATCTGGATTCTTAGTGGCAAAATCTAGATCAGACTTATACTTTTCGTCATTCAAGAAATATGCTTTATTCGCCATCCCCAATGAATCCAAATTATCTTCATCCTTTAGCCTCAAACACTCCCTTGGTGTAGTCCAGTTCTGTCAACCCTCGATGCATGGGGATACAACCAATGGTATAGGAAAAGCCTTTGAACTTGTTATTAATAAAGACTTCTCTTTGCGCCAAGGTAACGGGTATCTGGCATTCATCCCCGTAATGCCCCTACAAGCCGCAATCAAGGCTAAAGGTACTTTGGATTTGGTCTATGTTTGCGACAGTAACCAGTTTTACTCCTGGTTTGGGTTTTCACCCCTTGTTTTTTACAGGTCGGACAAAGCTTATATTTCTTGTCCTTCCAGGTTCTTACTTTTTTGGTTCACCTCTACTGCATATCACTTGATGCAGAAACGGGACTAAAGCAAATGCTGTTTCTTCTGTCAGCGCGTCCAGTACCACAATTAGTTTTACTGCTTCGTCATCCATGCCCTGATTCCACATCGGTTTCTCGAAATAGCAGCTTGCACAATAGGCGATCGCAAACCCTAGCGTATCTTTACCGACTTTATCGAGTGTGCTACCAAATTCCTGTTCAATCTTTTCTAGGATTTCGTGGTCAGGGTAGTCTTCGGGAACTGATACGTAATATCCGATTGGTTTAGTCATTTTAGTCCCTCTTTTTTTTCCACCTCTGGGATTTCTGTTCTGCTTTTTTGTTGATTTTTTCCAAAATACTCTTTACCTTCTCGCCTTCTTCTCTCGTAGGTATTCCATTAACTCTAAAAATTACAACCCATCTAGCACCGCTTCCATCAGTTCCCCAGAGTTCCCATTTTTCAGAAATATAGGGTTTTATCTGAGTGTCATACAGATCCCATATACTATCCCCGTCATGAACCCCAAATGCTATTTTGCAATCAGACCAAGGCACGTCATTTTTAATCATGTTGTTTCTGGTGTGTGTTGTGAGGCAATTTGTGCGATCGCTATTTACCGCGATGATTTGTTCCGTTAAATAGCTTGTTAAATTCTGCTATATTCTCTGGCTTGATGGAGTACAGGATCTCGTTAACAGCCTCGTCTGCCTCCTCAAACTCTTGACTATCGCAGTGAAAGGATTCTCTGCGATCGAGGGCTTTCTTTACCTTTGCCACTATCTCTTGAACTGATGTATAGGTCATTGTTTTACTCCGTTGGATGCAATCATCTTACTACCGTTTACTACCGTTTGACAATAAGTAATTACATATTAATTTTATACGCCCTGCTTTTAACATACACTTTCATAATCGAGTCGAACATTACGGCAGAATCAGGGTTTTGAGTCCGTTTCTACTATCAGAGCTATTGGCTCTGTAAAAGGGGGGAAGATTTTAACCAAAGAGGAAAATTTCTCCCTCCTGGTAAAAGAAAAAATTGGTTTAATTGGAATCTATCTGCTCTGATAGTAGAAACGCTTCAAAACCCTTGTTTTGACTGGGTTCTAGGTACTTAGGTATTTTGGCTTGACTTAGTTATAAAAATGCTTTAAGATTTTGACAAATAAAAAACCCCAGACGTGAATCCGGGGCAGTTAATATAGAAATAAAACCTTTAATATGCAAACAATAACAGAAAAACTCCTGATTAGTCAACCCCAAAAGAACGAAAAGTTTAAAAAGATTGAAGATTACGTCAAAAACCTGCGTGATGAACAGATCCTAAGCCACATGGGCATGGCGAACTATTACCTTGTTTGCATCTTCACCCAGTACGAACTCTTTGATAAAGAGACAAGGGATTTTTGGGACTTGAGAGGCTTGCTGAATAATGACAACATCCAAGCAAAGATAAACCTGGAAAAGAGTTCAGAGTATATCAAAGAGCATTGGGCTGGTTCATTTTTCTCTGTTCCCAAGATAAGAGAATACAGAGATTGGCTGCGATCGCTTGGTTTGTATCAATATCCTGACCAACCAACAGGAGCTAGAAACGGCGGTAAAGAGCAGACAGTGTACGAACCACCACTAATGGAAAAGGTTGATATTATTGGACTGGTTTATCTGTTCAAGGTCTGCCAGAACGAATTTAACGATCGCTACCCCACTGGACAAAGAACCTTGCGTTACAGCAAGGGTAAGACCATGCCTAGCATAATTCCTAATCATGGTGGGTATTTCGTTCAGAAATTGTATGATGAATTAAACTTCTACTTTGCTGAAGCGGTAGAGGAAGATGAGCAGCTAACAGAAGTCTACAGAGAGCATTACGAAATCGAAGATCCATCGGAGCATGACTATCTTGGAGATAGAAGACTTCCTTTGTATGTCAAAATCGCTGAACCTTTGGTGGTGGCAATGTATGAGTACGGAAGAAGATCGTTCCGTAAAGTCAAGAAATTCGTTGTGGAGTTACGGGAAGATTTATTTGGTGGCTATGCAGACGATCAAATCGAAGCAATTCCTTACTAAATTCAAATGTTCGACTCGATTATTTCGGGCGAGTAAGTAGTAATTGTTAAATATCAAACATGGCGTGACACCATGATTCAATCACGGTAAGAGGAAATTAGCTAGTTAACCATTTGCTAACTTTCGTTAACTAACGATCTACTTTACCCATGGCATACATACCACTGGTGAAAAGCGGTCGAATTTCACCGGATGTTATGATATATTTTACCTATAGCTTGTAAGCTATTTAGAATTAAGAGTACCTGGAGAAATACCATCTTGGCAAACTATTCCTCTGTAAATCAAGATAGTCACTGCGTCAAGAAAATATAATACTCTTAATTCAGTTTGCTTCTTTGTGCGAGAACCAAGCACGGCAAACACTTATTAAGTGCGCGAGGAATTTATCTTCGTGCATTGGTTGATACGCCTTGGTTGAAAGAAAAAAATCTCAACTTATGTATTTGTTAGCATTAGTTAGCAAAAAAGTATCGGTTGAGTCTAATTTGCTTTACTTTGTTGACACTATCTATAATTTGGGATATACTAAATTATAGATAGCCAAGGAGGCAACGATGTCTAATACATGGAGTTTGAGCTTAAAAGGATGGGCTGACAATTGTGGACATTGCAAAGATCCTGAGTCTGCATTACTTAAAGTCATCCTTGAGAAGTTGGCGGATAAGGATTTGCAAGGGCTGGCAATTATTGAGCAGCTATTAAATAAAGGCGATGATGAGTTGGCGAACTTTTTAGATCCAGAATAAGCAGGTTATGAAAGTCATAGCTTTTGATAAAGACAAATTAAAGCTAGTGGGTAAAGCTATCAATCCCCACTCCTATACCATAATCTCAAAACAGATTGGCAATATTACACTCTATGAATTGGTTTTCTGTTTAACGACTTATCCCGCATTGCGATCGCAATTACTAGCTGAACTCGCAAAGCATAATTGGGGTTTCCTGAAGGTCGAATTATGAAACTTTCCCCATCATCAGAATTAATATTAAGAGCGATCGCCCACCGAGAAATGTTTGGGCAAGAAATTGCCAGAACGATACAGGAGTGTTGCGATCGCAGAATTAGGGAGCAGTCCTTGTACCGTTCTCTGAAACAACTACACCAAGAAAAGTTAGTGACAAAAAGAACTGAAGTATCTAACGGTACTGTCCGTGACTACTATCGGCTAACCGAAGCAGGGACTAATGCCCTAAACAAAATTGATGAAGGGCATGAGAAATTGAAGAATTGGGAGCAAAAATATGAATAGCCCATTTCACCCAATGGCGCATCCACTCGCCACATTTAACGAAGAGTAGTTAAAACCCCAGGACAGGATACGTCCTGGGGTTATTTTTTTTTGATGTTCGAGTCGAATATCAATAATCTTCATCAACAAATTCAGTCAATTCTTGTCCATCTGAATACAGCCCAGTCGCTCCACCAATTCTCTCTATCCACTTAGCCAGCAATCCCATATTTTCTGGTTTTGCTAAATCCCTAACTAAACTTGCTGGGTCTGCTAAGTATCTCAGGTTTTTGTATGCACTACTAGCTATAGGCTTGACCGTTCTTTCTGGTCTAGCGCGAATGTAATCTATCCCATACTGTCTGGCTCTACGCAGTATCTCCCTGCGAGATACCACCTTGTTCCCCTGTTCCTCTAATAAATCAGCAGCTTTATCTGCTTCAATCCCAAGTTGCTTAACATCCTTGAATGCTTTATTTAACTTAGTAATTGGATTAGCTTGCGCGATCGCTTCCCCTGCCACTTGTTTTCCTTGCACAGCAGCACTAGCACCAGCCGCTTGTAATAATTGTCTTCTGGTTAAACTCACTGATTTAGCTATTTTTACTCCGGTTCTTGCAGCCATACCAGCTAATTTAGGCGATCGCTTCAACACAGCTTTTGCTACTTTTTGTCCCTGCTTACCGGTTGCCTTCCTAATTAATATCTTGGCGATATTCTTTTTCCGTTCTAGCGTGGCGGCGTTGTTCTTCCGTGACCATTCAGCAGCTTTTTTAATGAAGCTTTTTTGATCTTGTACTTTAGTTCTGGGCTTGACAGTTTTGGTTTTCCTTCTGACTACCTTGGGTTTAGACTTGCTTCTTGATTTTGGTTGTCCCCCACTTTGTACGACCTCAACTTTTGGTTGACCGCTAGGTGGATTTGGTTTAACTTCTACTTTTGCTGGTGGTGATAATTTGGGTTGTCGAGGGATTGCTGTCTGGATGGGAACTATTGAATTTGGCTGAATCTCTGCTCTAGTTGGTATTAACTTAGGTTTAGCAGGTATATCGGGTTGATTTACTCTAGGTGGAGGAGACGACGCTGCCGTTATTTGTGGAGTTTTTATTGGTGCAGTAGAACGGGACACAGGAGTATTGCGTACCTGAATACCTAAATCAGGTGGGCGAGACGCGCTACCGATTGTCGGCATTTTCTTCCTTAACGCTAAATATCCCAACCCGCCTAAAGTGGCTACGCCACCCACACCGAGAGCAATATTTAATAGTCTTTTTTTACGTTTCTTCTTGTCTTTTGCTCCTAAAGTTCTTGGCATACTCCATCCCATCCCTACCTTTTAGTGATTCCCTATCTGGGGAATTAAAAATAAGACAACCATGAGCTATAAGCTTTAATATGTATTTAAGTAAGGTAAATAGGGAATTTTTGCGATCGCTGATGGGAGAACAATCAGTTTTAGTAGATAGGATAACCCCACACCACATGGGGGAGTTTCTTGTTTTCTCTTGTGAGTCAAAGCAGGATGCAGATGCAATATCAGCAGTCATCAAAAAGGATTATGAAAATCTGGTAGCGATGATTGGGAATTACCCAATTAAAGTTGTCATTAAAGAAAAAAGAGTGGCAACAAAATACAAGATCGTTTACACTATTCCTTCACGTAAAGAAGTAAGGATAAATATGACCACAACTACTGAATATACTTTAGAGAATTTCACCGACCCCCTCAAGGAAGCATTAGGTGGAGCATCTGATGAAGAGATTTATGCCACACCACTTTCGGCTCATACTTTAAGTGCGATCGCTGGTGATGTGGTGGCTAACAGAATGAGAAGTGCAACCACAACTGCTTCCCCTGCTCCAGTTACTCCTAAAGAAGAATCTAAATCTGAAGAAGTGCCAGTTACTAAAACTCCTGTTCAAATCCTGAAAGACTTGGGATTACCTTATCAATTAGGTAAGGTTAAAAAGCTGGTAGCTGCGGTTCGTGTTCCCACTAAGTTAACCGACAAAACCAAAGCTTCCGAACTCAAAGGAATTAAAGCTTTCCTCCAAGAAGCGTTGACAGCTTTGACCACAAAGGAGGACAAGCAAATTTATATATTGAAGGCGATCGCTGAGGAAACCAAAGCTGGTAATATCTACCTTGATTCCTTGATTCCTTGCTTCAAAGAATTAGATACGAAGGATGAACATAAAGAAAGCCGTCGAGCTAAATTACTCGAAGCGGCTAAATCTTTTAAATCTTTATTGGGTGAAGAAGCGGTGGAGGCGGCATGATAGAAGTTCCATCTCAACAAAGACCACCTATATCTGGTACTGTTTCTGCTCCAGTATTAAGACCCGACTTTGATGATTTGATTGCTAACCAAAAAGAGATTATTGAGAAGATTCAAATTTTGGCAATTAATGAAAACATTAAAGATGCCGATAATTTGCTTGAACAAATTAAGGTGCTAGGTGACTTGCTTTACCTGAAAACAATGAAAGTTTAGTCAAGGCTGGAGCGTCTTTTCCTCACCCTGTATTAATAAGCGATCACTCCCATATCCGATTATGGAGCGATCGCAAGCAGAACGCATAAAAACCCGCCATTGCTGACGGGTTAAATTATCATTTCTTGTCTTACTTTGCTAAATTGCTGCTGGAAATTTTTGAAACAATGACTTTCGCCATGCTGGGGAATCGCCAGCATCACTCCTCCAATAGGAAGTGTGCATATAAGAGACGACTAATCCTGCTTCTTTGTCTACGGCAATATGAGCTATGGACGCATCTGAAAGCGAGTTTGATGATACACGCTCTGCCTCCAGGAGATGTGTTCCCGGAATTGGCTCTCCAGCAAATTGTTTCCAATCAACTTCGTAAACCGTCCAAACTCTATTTTCCCATTCTCTAGGCTTACCTTCGTTGTATCTATCTTGCCATTTTTTCTCTGCCTCGTTCCAAGGCCTTTTTTGGTGTCCTATTAATTTAGCGGGACAACCGAAAATAGATGACAACTGAGGATTATTTGATAGAACTAGGTTTTCTCCTTTTGCAAAGAGAAATTCATCTCCTTGCATCGTTTTGACTGGATTACTGTGGTTTGTATCTGTTAAGAGAATCATTGCTTGCTCCTTGTTGAGTTTTAACTGCGTTGCTGTCACCAATCGCTAAAGTACAAATAACTTTCGCTGCTTGCACTTTAGCGATCGCGCTTCAGGATAGGAGCGAGATTGAAAACTACTTATTGCTTCTATCGTGCGATTTCCTCTCCTTTTACTTTCTGTAATATATTTGATCGCACCACTTCTTGACAAGTGGTTTTCATGCGAATGACGACATCGCAACTTTCTTGCAGCTATTACCCCAAATAACCCTTAGTCGTGATTAACCTCAATAGTTTCAATCTTAAATACGATCGCTAGATTAATTCTAATTCCACCGTTTCAATTTTAGATGGGGATATTTCTACGAGTATCCCCATTATTTTATCTTTATTTCTCTTTTTTTTGACCTTCACAAAACGCCCACTACAGCCCGTCATATTGCTAGAAGAATCGTTATCTAATACCTCGGCTTCAACCAAGGCATCTGCTACACTCCCAATTAAATTATCTGCATCACTACTAAAGAAATTAATGAATGTGCAGTTAATAGTAAATGGACTGGGAACTTTCTCTAGTTTTAATTTTTTGATATGAGCGATCGCTGCATCTTTCCATGCACCATATCTAGGACAAGTATGCCTAACAACATGACCAGTTCTTCTATTGACGCTAATCCTTGGTCTACCTTTCCCTACTCCTCGACCTGGAATAAATATTTTCATCTAAACCTCACCTGATTAACTTGTGTTTGTTGTTGAATTGTGGGCATTACTCCACCCATAAAAATAGCGATCGCTAATATTAATAATAACGGGTGTTGCTTGATTAAATTAAACCACCATTTCCAATTATCTAATTGGGGAATTGCAGGCAATTTAAAATTAAATCCTGCAAACTTAACACTCACTTTAGAATTAGGCAACCATTCCTCAGAAGTATTGCAGAAAATAACTGTTACTCTGGGGTCTTGTTGAATCATTGATGCAGTGGTTATGGCTGATTGTTGTTCACGGGCATCAGAGGTTAATAAACCCATGACAATTAATTTACGGTTATTGTTTAATCCGTATAGATTTAATTGCCCAAACGCCTGATAGATGGTATTGCGGTCTAAATATTTCTTGACCTCGATAATTGAACCACCCATCCAATCAGAAACAATATCAGCCCGACCACCATTAACTTTGACTTCCATCTGTATCCGAAACCCGCGATCAGTTAACCTTTGGGCAATATAGTGTTGCAAGTCAACCTCTTTCCACTGGGGAGGAAACCCCGCAGATTCGCAGAATACAGATGGTGTAAGCATTATTCCTCTAGCTCCTTTTCAATTACAAATCCGATACTTTTCTTAACCTTAGATAATTCCCGTTTACTGTCCGTTACGGGCATAGTTGCTAATACTTGATTAACCAGCATTTCAGCTTGGTTTAGTTGTTGAATTTGGAGAGGTGACAACATAATCAATTCCTTGGTAAGTGTATATTGCAGAGACTCTCCTCTCGTGTTCGACTCGAACATCAATTATTTTCAGTAAAGTCAACCCATTGAATACCTGATAGCTTGCATACCAGTTTTTGACATAACTTGGTTAGCGTTTTAGCTTGCATGGGTTCATTGCCATGCTTTAGTTCATAGAAACCAAGTTCGTTTTGTGTGATTCTTGTTTTTTCTTTCATGAGCAAAGGCTTAAATATTTCATTTGCTCCAGTTAAGGTTACTGCTCTATTGCCAGTCATATTTCCCCCTGTTTGGTATTTTCAACTACTTGGTTTTTAGCAGATAATTGAGGACTGATGATAAAAGAACCTGCCATGAATCCAATTCCCAAGCACAGTAATACAAACGGAAATGCAACTTTTAAGGTTTTCATTGTTCTACTCCCAAGAATAATTAGCAACTTTTGAACAAACTACGGTGTTAATCGCAAAGGCGATCGCATCATTAAAGCGGTCAATCATTCTAAGCATTTGGTATCTCCGTAAATCTGTAAGCTTGAAAACGAGTATCGAGTATACCCGCTTGAATTATCCCGTCACCCCTGCCCTTGAGAGAAGCAGCTAAACCACTCCTTTCCCCAGGCATCAATACCATCCGACTACCCATAGGGTCACTCATTTTAAAAGCAATCCGACAGGGTAAATTATCTTTGAGGTCAGGTGGTAAGCCTTCTGGATCATTAGCTCCCCGCTTAGAACCACGCTGCAATCCGATGATTACGTGAATCTTTAACCCCCGACCCCTGCGGGTGACTTCACTTAGCATCGAATCATAGGGTTTTTTCCGTTCATCTAGAGGAACAGTCCCTTTGTACTCATCAATAATCAGAATCCAGGCTGGTTCAGCAGCTAATTCTGCTTTACTCAATCCATTGCGGCGATCGCACTCCTGGTAATACTCACCTACGAACTCAAAAGTTTTGCCCATATCGTTCATAGTGATGGACTCAAATCGTTCAGTAAAGTCTTCGTAGTCACTGACCTTACCGCCGCAAATATCAACCCTCGCACCTTGCATTAACAAAGCATAAGCCGCACCCCGCAGGAAATTAGACTTACCGCTACCAGTCGTACCAGCAACCAGCAATTGGGGAGTATCTTCATAACCCAAATCAATAATTATCTCCCCATCCAGGCTTTGTCCAACGACAATTAATCTTTCACCCTGCTTCCATGCCCGTTGGGGGAAGTCAAAGAATTGCCTTTCGCTATCAGGTACAGGTACTTCAACTGCAATCTGTTCCGCACCATATATGTACATGGGTAAAGGCTCTTTGTCCCCAAACCCTAATGCCAGTTTGGTAGCATTCCTCCATTTAGGAAGTAAGGCAAAGTCTTGGGTGGATAGGGAATAGATTAACCTTCTGTAGTTAGGCGCTTTATCCTCTCTAATCAGCTTGGTGGTTATTTTGTTAACAGATGCAGCAGTTTCAATTTGTTTGGTACTAAAACTAACCGCAATAGTAGCCATTTCCGGTATCTGAGGAACATCAATAGCTTGACTAACTGGGGTTACTTGCTGTGTAACCTGCACCTGTTGAGCTTGTGCTTGGGCAACATTAACTTGAGCCTGTAGCCTGAATTGCTCTAACTGCATTTTTGCTTCACTAACAGCCAGCATTGCATCCCCAATACTTGACCCATTCTGTAGCATACCCAATGCCATACCCTGAACAGGCGATTGGCTGTTATTGAATAATTCGGCTATAGGTGCGATCGCCTCCAAGCGACGAATTTCGTTATCCAGGTTAATGTCATCTTGTTCTCGCTGGTTGCGGGTTCTTACCTTTTGCTCTAAGTATTCCAACTCGGTTTCTACTTGGGTGTCCCTGAGAGCATTGAGGGTATCTTCCTCTCTCTCAATATCGCCATACTCTTTCTCTAGTTTCCTGGCGGTAAAAGAAGAACTAGCTAAGAGTGCGATCGCTATTCCATTGGCAGGGATAAAAGTAATATGTTTCCTTGGGACGGCAACCACTAAGGCGATCGCAACTATTAAATTTCCCCCAATCGTTAACCACCGAAGTAACATTTTGCCCACCCCAATACTAAACCAACTGAAACTACTTGAAAATGTAGACCATCTTTATTCCCTAGACTGGTAGCGTACAAGTAAGTTATGCCAGCAATTGTTAGGGTTATTGGAGTTCCCCAATTACCAAAAGAGGATACTACTTGTGCGATCGCTACAGCTACCAAGAAGGAACAGACCCAAACAACCAACTGGCAAAACTTAGTCATTTCCTATGCCCTTTTCATAATTGCTACTGGTTGACCTTCTAATCTGGCTGCTCGATAGGATTTGAATTTCTCCCTGATGCCAGTGATTTGCTCCTGGTATGGTGTAACTTCCTTCTCCTTGACTTCCTGGCTGTTGAGAAGTTCTAATTTCTTGGCACGTCCTTCCGTGTACTGATTTGCTATCTTGAGTAGTGACAGCTTTAAATCTTCTTGTTGGTTCTGTGTGGTGGCACGACTAGCACCAATTACCTTTCGATACCCTGATTCATCAGCACCTAAATTTTTGGATAACTCAGCTTCTAGTTTGGCTTGTTCGAGTCGAAGTTCGGAAACCTTTTCAGCTACAGTCTGTTGAGATTCGAGAACCTTTTTCCGTGCATTGAGGGTACGTTCAACCAGGGCTTTGTTCTCATCCCAATTCTCGGCTTGGATTTCGGCTGACTTGGCCACATCTGCCGCAATAGTCAAATCTTCCTCAGTTAAGTCACCGTAGACATTAATCTTAAATGGAAGTAAATCGGCGGTCGCTTGGATGTTTGCCCAGATACCAGAATCAAGTCCGAAGTGTCCATCATTAGGTATCCAAGCCGCACCAATGGGTGAGTTTAAGTCCGATAAGTCCAACCCACTATTTGATGGGGGTGGCGTTGATGGTGATGATGGCTGTGTCTTGGTTTGTTGCTTGGGCATCATTGATTCTCCTTGCCTCTGGTACTACTTGCTGGACTGTTCGTGTAACTGGGGGTATGACAACATCGGGCTTGAACTCTTTAATAACCAACTTCTTATTTGTGTTGAATAACACTGAAGTACATTCAAAGTATTCAAACACTGGAGAATCAAACTCTTTAAAGTTGCCCCCTAATTTAAACTCAAGTCCACAATGCTCATCCCCTGGTTTAGCTAATGCGGTGAAGTTAATTCTGAGTTCAAGATTTAACTCAGGGATTGAATAACCTTGTGGAGTTGCCTTCACTAATGCACTACCTCTGTCTCTGTCAATCTGGCAACCATAAGTAAGAGCGATCGCTGACTTCTTAAAATGCTCTTGCCAATACTTGATTTCTGTTGCTTCAGCGAAGTTAATTGGTTCTGTAGGGATAACCCCCGATTGGAATACGAAAGCGAAAACACCGATTGGTTCATAGTGGATTATCCCTATCCCACATTGTTTTTGATAATTCCATAACTTCCTATGAAATTGGGCTACCTTTGTCTGCATCAAATACCTTCTTTAGTCGTTTTATGATAAACAATGCGATCGATTGTCCTAGCAAGGAAACTGCATGATTGTGTTCTGCCTTCACTTTGTAAGCTGCTAATTGAGTCGAAGTTGGAATAATTGACCCATATTTCTCTAGGTTCTCAATTGCTTGGGTCAAGCTGGTAACGTCTTGAGCCTTATCCAAATCAGGTGCAGCTACTTGAGCCAACTTGTTCGTCACATCTTGCATAGTCCCGGCTTGCTGTTGAACTTGCTCAATTTGCGATCGCATCAACTCAATCATTTGATAGTGCTGTTGATTTATCCCTTCTTGGAAACCAGAGAGAGATTGTTGTAACTCCCCCCTGATTTCCTTGCTCACAGCATGAACCAATAATTGAAACTCTTGATTCTGCTGCATAGCATCCAAGTAGGCATCAACTTCCTGATCTAGGTTTTGGGGTAGCCTTGAGTTGTCCATTTACTGTCTCCCATGTAATCGTAAACCCTACGCCGTTGGCGAATCTCTCGACTGATTGCTTGAAGTTGACTTCACCTTGAGGTGTCCCGTCCAACTTTCTCTCATTGATCTTGATGATTCGAGGGAGTTGGTTATCAGCAAAGTTCTGTTGCATTTTGGCGATCGCTGGAGCAACTATATTTTCTCTGTGTTCTTTCCGAGCTTCCTGAACACCTTTCTCCCTAGCGAAATCCAAGGCAGCTAATCTTTCCAATTCAAATAATTTGGCGTTATTAACTTCGGTATCAATAAGGTAAAGCAATTCCTCTTGGTGCTTGAGGTACTGCTCTAATGCAGCAGCGACATAATCAGGGTCGAATGTGGTATTGAGTTCTGCAAGTGCGATCGCTTGTGCTTCCAGAGCTTGAGGTTTGGATTGCGTTATGCCTTGAGTTGGTGCATGGACAATACCTGTATCTTCCCTGCGAGCAAATACATTTTCTTCCTGTTGAATTTCTGTGATTTCTTCAGATGGCTTAACTGTTAATGCGGCGTTACGAGGCATACTTGTTTCTCCTTCTCATTGCTATTTGTTTCCACTTCTGTAACTCATGGGGTGAGTAGTGATCCGACAAACTAAACTTCCCTTCCCACCACTCATAAAGCGATCGCTGACTAACTTTGAGATTGTAAGCAGCTAAATAGTTGATTATTTCTCTGCCTTTACAACCTTTCATTTCCCACTCATGAATCTTACCGGAACTAACATAAGATTCAATCGTTTGTGTTGGTTGAATGTTCTGCTCCATCATGAATCGGAGTCTAGCTATTGATGGGAATTGAACATTTACATTATTCAATCTCCACCCAGCCATGTAAACCAACATCCAACCTTTTTCTTCTTCAACCTCTCTGGCATTAAGAGGTATCTTGATATGTTGCTTCCATTGTGACCATGACTCCCTTGATAATGTCCAACCCAGTATTTCATCTACCTTGAGTTTTACTTTTCTGAGTTTGACAATTTTGATTTCTGGTTCAGTCTTTGGTTTAGGTCTGGGATTAGCAATAAACGAATCATAAGCCTCTTCAAACTTATGTTTATTAGCATTCCAGTAACTCCTCACATTTTTATAAGTGAGGTTGGTTAGCCCATTCCTGTACATCCAGGCAATACACATTAGCATTTGAGTTTGTTCGTCTGTGTATTTGCGATCGCTGTACTTCTTTCCTTGTGGGTGAAACGAACCAGCTAACTTTTCCCAAGTGTGCCAAGTTATCGGACTAATAACCTGGCCTCTGATTTTTTCGCAAATAGGATGAAGATTCCTGAATAGTGCCAGTTCCTCCTCTAGAATCTTTTGCTTCATTATTTCTTGCTCCTGAAACTATTAAATAGCAACTGGTAATTGATATTGAAATGGCCATGCAAGCCAGAAAGAAAGTCATCAATCCATTATCGGAATAGCATTCTTTCTTAACCCATTCCTCCCGTCCATCATCATGAATAATGTGTTTGTCTTCTCGTTGGTACATACCTCCTCCCCAGAGTATAAAAACCTTTTTCCTTTTAATTGCTACCGATTTATTGACAACTGGCTTACGCCTTAGAAAAGCCCTTAGTTCAAGGATTTCAGGATTGGGTGCTGCTGTTGACAGTCTTGATATCCTCTCTCCGATTGGCTTTGAGCCATACTTAGTTATCATTGGGTTTACGCTCTATGGATTATTCTTTGATTTTTGCTTGACTAATGACCCGTTTTCTGTTTTTAGAATGAATTATGTCAAATTTAACAGGATTACACGCTTCACTCATCAAGCAAGAATAATCAATTGTAGTTTCTCGAAAACTCTGTTTTGCAAGGAACGCTTGTCATTTGGTTTTCAAGGTACGGAGTCTCTATGTATCTTTTATCTGGTCTGGTCGTACCGGATTACAAAGATTGATCCAAGGATGACCGCTATAAAAACGATAATTAAAATCGTTTGAAGGTCTAGATTTATCATCTTCCTGGACCTCTATCGTTAGATACTGAGAGTGAATCTCTACTTGCGGAGGCAAAGATATTTGCACAACCCATGCAAATCTCAAAACCGAGAACAAATACTGCTGCTAATATTTTGGCAATCATAAGGTTGGGGTTTCCAAGTTGTTTTAGGTTGATGTCGTAGTCAAGATAGAACACATAAGCTGCTACTAAAAAGAAGAACGCAATTCCAATAAATGAAAACAGTCCGTTGATTTGTTTAACTGTTTTATCTTGGTGATTTAGCAACGCTTTGGGTTTATCAAGAACTTCTAGTAATACCCTTGGGTTGAATAAAACAGTTAGGGTTGCAGCTTCTATTCCTATTACTAAACATATTGATGCTGCTGTGCCAACTGAGCGTTGATAGATATTGGCTCTACCCATTAAATCCCAAAAGAAGGGACACAGTGTTACACCATTACAAGCAAGAAATACCCATCCTGCTTTAGTCATCCAATCAGCCAACGTACCATCAGCTTCGCTCGTTCTGTTAAAAATCATGAGCTACCTTCTCCCTGCGTTTACTCATTGATTGGTTTATATCAATCCCCCATTCACTTAACTCTTGATTTATTTCTTCTGGAGTCTTGAGAAGAAAATCTTCTCGCTTACCTTTCCGGTTGTTGACTCCTAAAAACAACTTCATTTCTAATAGCCTTCGGGCTTGATAGAGTGTGAACTCAGTTGTTTCAAAACCCAATAATCTTGAGTAATTAAACATTGTGGTTCGTTCCACATCTAACAACACCCTGCACTGTTTCCCCGAAATCGTTCCCTCCATGTTTTTTGCTGTTCACGTCTTGAACACTTTTATATTAACTGCGCTATTTGTTGTAAATCAATAGGACTAATTGGATTGAATCCAGATTATTTGGATTCAATCCAAGCGATGCAATAAAACCATAAAAAAACCATGTCCTAATCGAACATGGCAAGAAAAAAGAATTTTTAAAATTTCAAATAAAGGTTTTAGTTATTTATAACCCAGGACGTGTGGCTGGATTTCTTTAAACACGCGATCGCAGTATGACTTGTCACTCTCAAGTCGTTCTTTGATGTCAGCCGCTTGTCGCATAGTTTGAGATGTAACCGTGCGACCGGAACACCATTGATTGATAGTGTCTAATTTTACTCCCATTAATGCCGCAAATGTCTTTCTGCTAATATTGCGGTATTCATCTATTAGCTCTCGTGGGTGAAGCATGGGTGCTGTGTATGCCATAATCAAGTTGCCTCCGGTAAGTTCTCTTTACTGGTTGGTAGCCCTGACTCATGACTTTTGATCCAGCATGATTCAGGGCTTATTGTTTGGATGATATCATAACTTAACTAATAGCGGTAGTATTAGCTGTGATTTTAGTTGTACTATTAGTAGGATAACTGTCAACCGGAACAAGAAACATGGTATCCAGAAAGAAACCCCAAACCCCAGAGGAATTACAAGCTGATATAGAAACCCACCCAGAAAGAGGGATGTTGAGACGGGAAGATGGGGATTTAGCGGAAGTCGTTAGGTTCGATACAGTTGACCTGAATGGAAGTATCCCTAAAGAGATGTATCGGGTTCTCTTGGAAATATGGGGAGCAAAGGGTATGACTAAGGCTGATGGGTTAAGAGACATGGCCAGTCAATATGTTACCCATCAAGGTAATTTGCAATTGGTGGAGCGATCGCAACAACAAAAATCTGAATTGTATGGCGTGACCAAAGCAGAAGTCCGCAGTAAAGTATTTGGTGCGTACAAAAGGAGAAGCAGAGAATTTAAAGCAAGGTATCAACCAGGGGCAGAAAAGTGATAGGATAGGGTGATAGCATTAGCAAAATCCATTGCTTTGCTCCTTGGTTTATACTGGTAGTAGAAAAGCCGATGTGGTAATTTCGGTCTACTACCAGTATTTTTTTGCGATAATAGAGCAAAACGGCTTAAAACTATGCTTAAATATCTGCCAGCCTTAATTGTTCTATTAGGATTACATGAGGTTTTTATATAAATACATGGGTGGTAAGTTCATTGTCTTTGAAGGGGTAGAAGGTTGTGGTAAAACTACTCAGATACAACTGTGTTCTCAGTGGCTAGAAAGTTTAAATATCTCCGTACTGCTGACTCGTGAACCTGGAGGAACAGAGTTAGGAAAGCATTTGCGGGGATTATTATTGGAAAATTCCCCCAACAAACCCGTAGGGGAAGTCACGGAACTATTATTATACGCGGCGGATAGAGCGCAACATATTGAGGAGGAATTAAAACCGAATTTAGCCACAGGGAAATTTATTCTGTGCGATCGCTATACTGACTCTACCATCGCCTATCAAGGTTATGGTAGGGGTTTAAGTATGAGTTTAATCAATCAACTTAATCAGATTGCTACAGGTGGTTTAACTATTGATTTAACGATTTGGTTAGATGTAGATGTGGAAATAGGACTATTTCGCAAACGTGGACAAGCTAAACTAGACAGAATTGAACAGGAAACAATTGCTTTTCATCGGCGCGTACAACAGGGATATACAGAATTAGCTATATCTGATCCATCCCGGATTGTGCGGGTAGATGGTAATAATAGTCAAGATGTTGTTCAAAAAACTATACAGGAAATTTTCAATGAACGGTTGTTTTCATAATTTATTGTTAACGGGTAATTGGTGGTAAATAAAATATCTGTTTTTATCCTGTTAATCCTTTAAACCTGGTTGAGCAAGTTTCGACTATGAATGTAGAATCCCCGCGTCTTTAGACCGGGGAGTGTCAAGAAATCTGGAAAGCTGCTTGTATCAGGGAAAAATAAGTAAAATACTTAGACCGACATGGCACTTACATTAGCTACAAACAGAGATAGATTAGCTCCTACCACCACAGTTTCTAATTCGTTGACTGTTGGCACTCCTGTGGAGACAAACACAGCAAATGAGCGATCGGTCTTTTTCCCTTTTGAAATGACTAAAGATCCAGCTTCCTTCACAGTTGCATCCTGTACCACAACCAATGGTGATGCTACTGTGACTACAACTGGCGGCGGATTTGCTGAGGTCAGGGCAGGTGACGCAATTACAGGTACAGGCATTCCTGCAAGTACGACTGTATTGAGTGTGGCTGTAGGCAACAACAGTTTAGAGTTGAGTGCCAATGCTACAGCAAGTGGTACTGTCACCTTAACCGTTGACCCGCCTTCCCTAACTGCTACCGTCTGTGCGGTAAAAGTGATATTCGCTGTTAATGGAAAAGCGATCGTTCCTACCTGCCAGTTTTACTCCTACAACGGTACACTTAAGGACACGGAAGGGGATGAGACTAATTACACAAGTCTGTCCAGTCTGTTGGTTTCTCCCCCAATTTCCATTAATATAGATGACTTCTTGAGTAATATTCGGGTGGCAAGAACTTAATTGTGATCCATGTTCGAGTATATTCGACTCGAACATGGAAATTTTAGAATTATCCAAATATACTCCTAACATCCCTGCGGCTATCACGGGGACTTTGTTCATAAAAATAATCTCTGACCGCACCCCTTCCCCCATTAACAGCCCGAATAAAAGGTGCAGCACTCATACCAGCATTTTGGGAAGCAGCATAATAACCAAATGCCAAAGCAATAAACGAGTCACCATGTCGGTAATAACCATCTGATCCTTTAGTCCTGGCGGTATCAGGAACTTTGGGTACACCATTCTCTAAACGAACAGAACGGTGGTCAGTAATAATATCTGCATCTTTGGGCATGGCAAAATTATCATCTTCCAAAGCGGTTTTATATCGTGGCACAATCTCTCGGTATTTATCTGGAGTGAGCATGACAGCATTAATCCGACTCACCCCATACCTTTGTTGAGTAAATTCAGCGATCGCCTGACCATTACCCCGTGCATCCATAGCACCAGCCACAAAATTAGGGAAGGAGTCAATCATGTAATAAAGGATTTGTTCTTGTTGTCTGATGGGACAATTCCGTAACTCTAATAGAAACGGACATTCCCGTTTTAACTTCTGTGTCTCAACCACAGGAGCAATCACAGTTAAATCATTAGTCCGCCCAAAGTCCATACCAAAATAACATTTAACATTAGGTGATATTAAATGTACTAATGGTTTTAAGTGGTCGGTAATCCATCGTTGAATAAATATCTTGCGATTTAATTCAGTATCAATTGCAAACTCATTGGGTAATGACAATCGAAGTACAGGGAATTGGGCATCCATCCGAGCTTCTACCAAAGTAGATGGAAAGTAGACCTCTCCGCCGCTACGAGGGATGCAAAGTAACTCTTCATTAGCATCTTCCCCATAGGATTCAAATAACTCCTGTCGCCATTCCTCTTGTTTGGCAGGTGTCCACTCTTCACCCTGAACTAAACATATCCGTTGATACAGCCCATCATTAAGCGCATCATCAATAGTAAATTTATGTAAGCTATATTTCTTTTTACCTGAGAGGATAGCATTAATCAATTGATTAAAGGCATTATCAATCCCATCATGGGTAGAAATAATAACGATTTGACTGCCCCAGATTAAAAGAGCGATCGCTGCTTTGAGTAATCCAGGTAAATCAGGGTGGAACGCAGCCTCATCAATGACTATTTTCCCTTGTTTACCGCGAAGGTTAGAGGGGCGGCTCGATAAAGCCATGATTTTGTGACCACTAGCAAACCGAATCTGGAAAGCAAGGATATCTTTATCCTCATCTTTAACGAGTATTTGGTTTATAGCTTCACCAGCTAACTTATAATGTCTAACCCAATTAGCAACGTCTTCTATCCATAGACGCGCCATGTCTTCATTGTAGCCAATGTAGTAAACATCATCACCACCATCCTCTTGTGCCGCGAGTAAAGCATCATCAGCAGCCTCAGCCCAGGAAATACCAATCCGCCGAGACTTTTCGCATACCTTAACAGGTGAAGTATCAGCAATCCACTTCTGTTGGTAGGGGAGCAGGAGATAAGGTGAATCAGGCGATCGCTTCTTGTTGGTTGTCTTATTCATTCTTAATCACCACTTCCTCATAGACCAATACGCACGGCTAAAAAAGTCTTTATAAGCAGGTTGACCACTCTTATTTAGAATCCCTTTGGCTCTGGCTCGGTAAGAGGCTCTGCGCTTTTTATTTTTGTGTTGGGTGTAGTCCTTCATATTCGGGTCGCCATACCGAATCAACTTCACCCTATCCCCTTTCTTAGCCAACACCATATACTTCTTATTTGGATTGTCGGACTTCATGGGCTTATTAGGAGTCCACCACCGACCGTTGCGAAATATCTTACCTTTCCGTTTCCGTGGCTGCTTGTCCTTAGCCCCAGCAGTCCGAGCGAATAAAGCGGTCTTATAAAGAGAAAGCATAGAATTAAAAATAATGATTAGTTTGTTTACTAATCCTGTGTTTCCCCATCCCCATCCCCGTCCCCATCCCCAGTCCCAGTGTCATTAATAGCGATCGCCATAGCCATTAAAATCCAAAGCAATCCCATCACTAACACCAAAACAAAACAAACCAAGCCAATAAACGCAGATATCATAGATCAAGATAAACAAAAAGGGAGAAGACATTGTACCTCCCCCCTTTGTGAAAATATGCAACTACTCCTGTTAATTATTCCCTATTTGAAACAACCAAGCACAAATAGTCATTCAATCAAGCCTTGTCTAAGCGATAGTATTTAAACCTAAAACTCATCAGGTGAGTAACCAGAATTAGAGTTATTGGCATTATCAGACTTAGAACCAAGTAGTTCCAATTGTTCAACCAAGATTACAGGCGAGGTGCGTTCTACTCCTGTTGCGCGATCGCTCCAACTATCAAACTTCAAAAAACCCTTAACACCAATTAACCCACCCTTCCTAACATAGTTACCAGCTACCTCAGCCGTCTTACCCCATAACTCAAGATTAAACCAGTCAGGCTTCTGGTCACGGTTGCTTGAACGCCTGTTAACAGCTAGGGTTAATCTACATTTAACTGTCCCTGATTCAAAATATTTCATATCAGGATCACCACCAACCCGACCAACTAAATTCACAACATTAACACCCATTGTTATTACTCCTTGTTTAAATAATCGAGTCGAACATTTGTTTGATTGTGAGGTCGTCTTTAAATAATCGAGTCGAACATTTGACTATGCGATCGCTATTTGCTATTACCCCGCATCTACACTTTCTGATTCTACATCAATAGCGTTAGCACCTAACCCAAGTATCTTTCTTCTAATATCAGAAGCCTCATCAGACGACAAGCCTTTCTTTTCAATGGATACTTCAGTCTTGGTAGTCACCTCATGTTTAATAAACTGTCCAGACAACCGTAACAATAACTCAGCAGCCTTCAACCTCACTAGGTCTTCTTTAGTCCCGGTATTCATTAATTCAACAACCGTATCTATGGCGTTTATTACCTCTGATTGGAGTTTAGCCGCTATCTCAGGCACAGTTGCCCTGGTTACACCAGCACTAATCTCCTCAAACACCCTGATTGAACCTTGCCTACCAGCAGCGATCGCCGCAGCTATATGAGATTTTTTTACCCAGGCATATCCAGTGCTTTCAGATATCCCAACTTCCTCAGCCGCAACTATCGTTGACTTACCTTCTAGTATCTTGGTGACAAATGTATATTCCTCTGGAGTTAAATGCGGTAATCTCTCTGCCGCAGACCTAGTTGCTTTATTCATATAAGTAGTTGCATAGGGTTTCTTGGTTTATCTTTCCCATTGCTAACCATTGATTGATTGCGGATAGCCACTGACTAACGATAAAAAACTTCCTTGAGAACCTTTGGGTCATTGCTCTCTGTCTACTGGATGTCAATTGATAATGGGCGATCGCTATTTTTTGGTTTTTGTTTCAAAATATAAAGTAGTGAAATATACCTGTTTGCTCAAGCTGATCAGTGCGTATGAAAATAGCGGATGGAGTGTATCGAAAATTGACACCCCTGTCGGGGGTAGTAGCCTGATATTCACTTGATTACTGATAGCAAGTTGCAACCTCAAAAGGACAGTGAATGTACGATATCTACTATTTGATAATCGGGATATATTAAGAGGGTCAAGAGATAAAGAGGAACACACACAACGACATAGACTAGATCCCGCGTTATTCAAGTATGCTCATAACGCGATCGCTCATTAGTTAGCCATACTCACTGACATTATATACGGTATTGTCAGTGATCTACGATCAGCCGTATAAATCATACAATCTATGGAGGGCGGTTATAAGCTTAGCTCTGCCATAGGAATCTAGAAGCACCATCATAAGATCCGGTATGCGCAATCGTACCGGGTGACGGTCCAGCCTACCTAGGGAAACGAAGCAGAATTACCTAGGGATGTAGGTGGTGTGCTGCCGCGTGGCAATTCTTGTATGATGATCTCTACTACTATCACGCGACCCATGTACATTTTTGTGTACCTCTGGTAATATATGGCCATATACGGTAAGCTACAATATTCGTATTTTACGACGCGATCGCTGTATTTTTACAGTGAGTGACAATCGTTGAGTAAAATAACGGTATAAAGTAGAGGGTTGGGTTATTAATTATCCCTGTTTTCCCCTAGCCTAAAAAACTAGAATCTATATGGTATCAAAATGCTTAACTACACGCCGCATAAGCGGAGGGTTGGTAGGAGGGTGGTAGTTAAGCATTAAAATTAAACTTAATAACGGTAAAAAAACTGTTATTAAGTTGAGTAAATGAAGTAAATAAAACCGCGATCATAGTTAATAATACTACTAATGCGATCGCTAACAAGTCATCACTACACAACTTAATAACAACTGAGGGCGTTAGGTTTCCTATTCCTAGCGTCCTATTTTTTTTCTTCAAAAGATTTCACTAGCTTATGGCTATCTGTAGTCTTGTGGACTACCCAACCGTACAAAACGGTTCGGTTTACCGTACCAAATAGGAGTAAAGATCATGCCTGCTAGTTTATTGATGACAAAATCTGATGACAAAGCACAGACCGTTGTAACCATCAATGGGTCTGGCATATATTATCAGGAACTCCGATTGGGCGATCGCCCTATGAGTGGCAGGGTTCGCATCGGCAAGCTTGTCCTCATTGATGGTGAGGTCATGGCAGAATATGACGAATTGACGATATATGATGCTCTTTTGTCTAATAGAGTAGACATTGAGAAAAAACTTGCGGCTGTTAATGCACTGCTCAAAGAAAATGCTACAGATGAGCGTAGGTTAGTAGCAGACAATCTTGCGATCGCTTTGGACAAGATAACTGAGGTTATTAATGAGAATCCTACTCACAGACTGCAATCGCTTAATGCTAAGGTTTTCCAATCGGTTGATCGGCTACTGGACAAAGTGAGATATCGCCATAAGCACGTCAAGGGCGAGAAAATTTCATTCACCCATTACCCTACCCGTGCGTATTTTCTTCAGAAACAAGCCGAAGATTTACTTAAACGCCGCAATGAAGCTCTAGAAGCTTCCGGCAGAGAGGACGGCTATCTTGACTTTGACGGTGCAATGCTCATAATTGAGCGTCGGTACGCTGAAAATACAGCAGCTAAAACCAAGAAAAAAGCCAAAGCGGCTGTAGCTGTATAGGATGCCGCGATCGCACCACCTCAGAGTCGGAGTGCGATCGCCTGTTCACTTACTAAGGATAATTATGGTCAAAAAACCTATCAATTCCAAGATTGTAAACTCTGAAATTAATCAGAGAATTGAAAAATACCGCGATCCATCTATTAATGCTGATGGCAGTGTTGACTGTAGAAAAAATATTACACCCGTTACAGAACGGGTACGGGTTTTAAAACCTGTCAGTCGTAAAGCTGATGGGCAATACACCCGTGAAACAAGTTATCAACCCAAGTTTAAGTTAGTCATATACCCCTATGACGAGAGACACATATATAGACGGGATTTAAAAACAGGACTTGAAGTAGCCATTGTTGAGAAGGTTGACGGGGAATGGTTTCCCTGCGTCATCCTCAGAGAGACGGAAATACAGCAACTTCGGTCTTTCCCCGGTGCTGCCGGGCTAGACATTGACAATGCGATCGCCACGAAGGATCGCTGTAAAGTCAAGGTGCAAGAACCCATGAGTAAAAACGTGGGTGGCAGATGTACACCCAAGGGTAAATCAAAGAAGGGCTATTCTAAGCCCCGTACTAACAATAAATTCAAGAAAATGATGTCCTCTATTGAGGTACATAATGCCCACAAGAAGGGCAAATAATCCCTGTTCGATTCGATTATTTGATTAATCCCTGTATAAATATATGACCCTGACTGGGTTATCTCAGTGGAAACATTGAAAATAACCCAGTCAAAATACAATGGGTGCATTGATTAATGCTACTCAGTGGCGATCGCAGTCCCCCAATGGTAGCTAATTCCGATTGGCTCTCATTGGGGGATTTTGTTTACACCCGTTGCGATTATGGAGCGATCGCATATTGATAATCCCCACAGGAAACTAACACTGGTTGGTTCTCTGTGGGGTTTATTAATGGAATCAAAATTTGTTAGCCAGAAGTGGTTGACAAATGATTGATCCATTGATATAACTAGATTATTGAATCGAAGAGCAATAATCTTAAATCAAAAGGCAGGATGCGTCCTGAAGAAACTAACATCCTGCCTCAAGTTCATTACAAATAAACTTAATGGAGATCGTACCATGTCTTTAACAGCAACCCGGTTCAGTCGCGCTTTTTCATCCTCCGAATATTCTGCCGTCCTCTCTTTAGAGGAAGCCCTCTTTGAAGAGGGCTATGAATGGGACGGACGAGACTTGATCCAGTTGGATGATCAAGGTTCACGTCCCGCGACCGATGGAGATTTATCTTATCTCCGCGAACTGTTCTGGCACGAAGGTGTCAGAGGACAGGATTTAAAGGAAGCGATCGCGTCTTTGAACTTAACCAAAGGAGGACAAAGAATCCTCCATGAAGCAGTCCGCGACTACAACGGGAAACCGTTGACGGATTACGTTGCCAAGTACCACTTCAGGAAGAAGTTGGTGTTATGGCAAGCCAACGATGCCAACAACGATGATTTCAGAGTTTCGCAGCCCTTGATAAACTGCGGTTATTGGCATGACGGCACAGAATTTAAGGATGAGGCTGATACTCTTTGGAACTATGGTATCCATTGGATAGGGGATGCTGTTAAAGTCTATGAACTAATCCCCCATGTATGGACAAAAGGACGTAGCTTAAATAGCCCATACCAAGTGAACCTTGACCAGGTCGTCCTAGTGGCGACAAATCCGAACTATCGCAACTTGCCCTTATGGGCAAAGATTCAAGTTATCAGAGGAAACCATGCCTCATCCCGTCCTGGGGATGTTTGGCGCACTTTAATGCCAGCATTAAAAGCTTGGAAGTGGGACAACTCCATCCCCAAAAGATTCGCTAAACGACTCGGTGAAATGTCTCCCAAGTATCGTGCTTTGGGCGCGATCGCGTGGTCAATGTGTGATTCCAATAAATCCGATTTCTGGAATAAATTCCAGGAATTAAGCCTTCATCCCACGAAGGCTATCAGTCCCCTACTGTGGGGAGATTTTTCTGTTTACCAACGAAATAGATCCTTAGAAATTTTGTGGGGATTACCCCACAAACACCTCGATACAAACGACGGCATGGTTCAGTTGTCGCATTATTACGACGACTGGCATAAGTACGAAATAATAGCGAAGTACGGCGGCGGTTCTGCTGCCGTATGCCGCACCTTGTTTGGTTGTGGCGGCAAACAGGTTCAACGCCTGTTCCAATCTTCATCCTTCAACCAGAGGAAATGGGCGATCGCGATCGCTTACGGTAAAGAGGATTTAGTTCAAAAGTATCTCGCCTCTGATTGTGTCCCCTATCAAGAGGACGCAGTTAATTTTCTCAAGTTCTTGGGCGAAAAGCCCGCACTGAGAATGGCGCAAACAACCACAATGACCCTGCGTGGTAAATCGCAGGATGTCACCGGTGATTATATCCGTGACACTGGCTATCTTTTCAACCAGTTACAAAACAGTGGTGTGTCCCCCGATTTGGGGCGCGTCCGCTGCTGGTTTAGCACTCACGAACTCCTTGCTAAGGAGTATGTCAAAATCCTTCCCGACTTCGAGCTTCGGGTTAATCCCGACTTCGCCCCCTTAGATGGGTTGTCTAGCTTAGATATGTCCTGGGAAATCGAGATTCCCAAGCACCAACACCAGTTAAAACGTTACGGTGAGATCCTATCTCACTGTGTTGGCGGCTATGGTGCTGCCGTCAACCAAGGAAGTAGCGTAATTGTTGCGGTCTATTTCCAAGGTGTCCTCAAGTATACTCTTGAGTTCGTAAAAGGCGATCGCGCCTACCGCTGCAATCAGTTTTACGGATTCAGGAACTCTCACCCTAGTGAGAGCGATCGCTCCGTAGTCCTGAATATGTTCCAGCAAGCCAAGCTCATCTGAGCCGCCTGATGAGGGGAGATGGTAACTCCCCGAAACACTCCCTTGAGTGTAGCGGTAAACCACTTTCACACCGCAGGAGTTAATTATGTTTGAGATTTTAACTGCTTGGTTAGTTCGGAAATTTAAGAGATAAAAATTTTATATCAGAAGTGATTGACCAGTGCTTTCACTTCTGATATAAATAGATTTTAAAACAAGGAGTAATTCAAATGGAAAATATATCTTCTGTAGAGTTGGGTAAAATCTTACCCTACTATCTACCTGTATCAGAGAAAAGGAAGATGTACGGGGATGGTGGGAATATCCCTGTTCATCAATGGGTAGAATCTGTCCACGAAGATAGCCTGAAAGGGCAATACGTGGATTTAAATACTGTAAAGAAAGGCAGATATCGCGGCAGTTTTGCTGCTGGTTATCAGTATGTTGTAACAATCCCCAATCATGGGTTTTACAAAGAAAGGTCATTGCCACATCTTGGAGGGCGTGCTTTCCATAACTGGATACTAGAACCCAAATACATAATAGGATTCTGTCACACAGAATCCTGGATTTAGTGGAAATTATGCGATCCGACCTGAGTACGTCGTTAAACTGCTTCTGTGTACTGGAGAATATTTATCAAAAAACTAATCCGCCTGATGAGTCCGAGTGGTTCTCGGACGAAACACTCTCTTGAGTGTCGCGGGAAACCGCACATCATTCCTCTAAATGATGTTTGCTGATTAGCTTAGGTCTCATCAACCTAAGCTTTCTTCGGGGTGTAGCCGAAAGGGTAAGCAAGTGAGTAAAGTAATTGAGAAGATTCTAGCTATTGGAGAATAATCAAAAAACTAATCCGCCTGATGAGTCCGAGTGGTTCTCGGACGAAACACTCTCTTGAGTGTCGCGGGAAACCGCACATCATTCCTCTAAATGATGTTTGCTGATTAGCTTAGGTCTCATCAACCTAAGCTTTCTTCGGGGTGTAGCCGAATTGGAACAGGCGTAATTCCCAGTAAACATGAACGATGTGGTGATTCTATCCATGTGGGTTCGAGTCCCGTCACCCCGACCTGTCCGACCTGAGTACGTCGTTAAACTGCTTCTGTGTACGTTAATTGGTTGCCTTTATCTTTGGCAACCTTTTCTTCAAAGTCGAAATAGAAGCAATATCTATCTGCATGGGATAGCTACCCATGTACTGATGATGACAAGCTAAGAAAAATGACAGATACAGATTTTTCATTGGAACAAGAGTTCCGCATCTCCCACGATGGGAGACTCATCGTAGTTGACTACGATGAAACAGACGGAGAACCCGTCTGGTTTGAAGACGGGGCAAATGAAGTGTTTGATTTCTGGATGGGTGAAGACCCTTCCGGGGTATTGTCGGCCATCTGGTATGACAAAGCCTTGTACTCGGCCAAAGCCAAGCCCGTGTTAGATACGTCCGAGCTAACCGAGCTAAAGGAGGGCGATCCAATGCTGCTCTCCCACCCAGAAAACTTTGAGTTCCCACTCCAGTGGGACTTAGTTCGAGGTTTCTTAGGGTAGGGTAATGCCCCTCATAATTTTAAAGATAAAGGATGGTTTCAATCTTAATAACCATCCTTGCCTGACTAGAAAGGCTGGTATTGGAAATTATCTTTTGATATGCCATATACCCCAGCCACAGATACAAAGCTTAAAAATAGATCCTTGCGTTGAATCGTTAAGGATTGAGAAATGGCTAAAAACTTATTTTAAAGACAAATGAACGACGAATTTCTGAAAAAGGCAATAGATTGGGCTTCTGCGAATAAGCCTGATGCAAGCATGAGCCACAAAGCAGCTTTCGCCAATTCTGTGGCTTACCTTTGCTCCGGCTGGAGCGGAGGTTATGGTGGACCCTCAATGAGGGAGCATCTTTGCTCTTGGGCATTAGCTGGAGATGAAGGACTGAATGAAACAGCAAGTCTCAATGGGCTTGCCATAACGATTCAATTCCCTGACAACAGGCTACCCCGCCCTGGACATTGGAGATTTGAGGAAGCAGTCAAGTTCTGCGAACCTCTCTGCTTTGAACCAGCACAGAAGCATTTGAAAATTTTAGTGCAAATCTCCGAAAGAGAGCATTGCTTCGACGATGACCCCGAAGATATCAAAGTATTGCGGGGAAAGTAGTTAAGTTAGTTAATGGCTGTTACTCCCTAGAACCAGCCAGAAAACTAACATCAAATCTTCTTGAATATGTGTTGTCGGTGGCGCGTATTCAGGAAGGGGCAAACATCTGTAGAGGACTAAAAAATCCTTACACGGTGTGCTGTAAACATCTTGCAGTTCAAAATCGTTCTGGCTACTGCAAGAACCACCGTCACCAGTCACCTTCCCAAAAGGCGGCTGTGAAAAAAGCCAGAAAGTAAACCCGTCCATGTTCGATTCGATTATCGGGCATGGGCGATCGCAAACCACTAATATGACTACTTACCAAGACCACTACGAACACTCGAACCCCCTGTTCCCCCTGGTGTCCAAATACGTGTACCAAGAGGAATGGGACAGGCTGAAAAGCCTGGGGGCGAAGATTGTCCCCGAACAGGAGCTATGCCCGGACGCATACTTCGCGGGTGACGACGACCCCACCATATCTGTTCCTGTAATTGAGTTTAAAGGGGTCAAATATGATCGCTTTATGAACTTGATCAGACAAGTTCATGGCGATCGCGCCGCTCAGGAGTTAATCAATATTTGGAACAAGCAATTATTGGCAGACCGGCGATCGCGCTGGTCAATCAGCCAGTCAAACCCGGCAAGTTGGGACAGGTAAGATATTCCTGCCAATGTTCGACTCGAATATTGGCGGACCCATTGGTAATTGAAGTGGTTATTTCAGTTACCAATGGGTTTGTTTCCAGTGAGTCAACCCAATCCAATAGAGCCTATGCAAGCAAACGGTGAATTCTATCCCGCCATCCTCTTGATTGAGGTTTGGTGGGTAGGTAAAGATCAGCCCGTCATGATGAGGGCTGCTGGGTTTGTACCTAATGGGTACGGCGATGCTTGGGTTCGCCAATGTAAAACCCAAGAGGAATTTGATAAGTGGCGTTCGCACTCTCTAGCACTTATCAAAAGGTTCAATGGTCGGGCTCTTGATGTTACTCAATGGCGACCTAGACAACCTGAACCTATCCCAACCCCAGTAGTTGACATGGAATCAATTGCCAACAAAATAAAGAAACTGTTGGCATTATCCCAGTCACCTAACGAAGCGGAGGCGATCGCTGCTTCACAAAAAGCCCAGGAACTGTTGACCCGCCATAATTTATCAATGGCGGATTTAGCTGACTCCTCTCAAGAGGATGTTGAAAGGTACGAGCTAGAAACCTTTTCCAAGTTCGTTGGATGGAAAAGTCACTTGGCTGCTGGCGTTGCTAAATACAACGTCTGCAAGTGTATCCTGTCTGAAATCGAGGGGAAAAGTATTGTATTCATTGGCAGGTCAAGTAATTGTAAAGTTGCTGCACTGCAATATGAATACCTTGCTTCTACCATTGACCGATTAGCTAAAGAGCAGGAAGGCGATCGCTCTTACAAGAATGCCTTTCGATTGGGTGCTGCCGACAGGATATCCAAGAGGCTGGAATACTTGCGGATAGAACAAGAAGAAGATGGGCTTGAGTCAGATGATGGCAATATATCAGCCATTGTCATCACCTCTTTGCACAAAAGACTTGAGGGTGAGATAGATGCTTTTTACAAATCTTACCTGAAGTCAAATAAAATAACGAGTCGCGCAGTCAGGGGATCGTCATACTCGTCAAGAGGTGGCTATGCTGCTGGCGATCGCGCCGGTCAATCAGTAAGTCTCAACAAACAAGTTGGGGCAGGTAATCAGAAACAGTTAGGAGGCAGATAAATGGAAGTACAAATTAACGTAAAAATGGACAACTCAGCTTTCGTTGATAACGAAAATGAGTTAAAAGAAATTCTGATAAAAATTGCAGACAAAGTAGTAAAGCAACAGCAGCTATCAGGTACGGTCAATGATAGCAACGGAAACCGAGTAGCTACATTCTCTGTTGAAGATTAGTCAAAAGCGATCGCCCCTCCGACCAAGAAGCAAGCGATCGCCTAGTCCACATCACAGGAATAATGAAATGAGACTAGCAGCAAAGTATATCTTGATTGCGGTCATCTTGATCATCTCTGCGAGAGATGATCAGACAGGGGACTGCCTGAGACGTGGTGACTGCAAGAATTTGAGGGTAGAGTGGACAAAATCATAAAAAGATCCTTCCCTGATCAGGAATGGAAATTTTTTGATGATGGTAAAACAGCCGTCTCCCAGACTAGCAAATTTACCATCAGAGAACTTGATTCTGGTGACTTCGTAGGGACGCTGAAGATACCAGCTAGTTTCTACACTGACCATTCCTATGAGGTCACTATACAAGATGATTCGTTGGAGTTCGTTTGCCAACGCTTCCTTGAATGGGGTCAATGCCGAACTGTTGACCATGATGACTGGATTGATCAGGCGATCGCGCTCTTTGGAGACAAACACCTCGATTGGCGGTTTAAATGCCCCAAGTGCGGGCAAAGCCAGTCTATTGGCGAGTGCCATAAGTGGGGGATGACAGGACTTCAACCCATGCAACTGTGTGGGAATTGCGGTCACTGCATCCCTCCGATCAATCCAGTAGTGATTGAGACAAAAGTTTGCAATCACTACGAACGAACCTATGTTTTTGAGTTTAAGGAGTAAGAATGGAAATCAGAGAACAGATGGGTATGGTCAATGATTACATTGGTTTTACTCCTGTTAATTACATAGCCAGGGATGGTTATGTAGTGGGATTCATTGACTTTACAGGTGAATCTTATGTCGCAGTTAAATTAAATGATGAGGGAGTTGTGTTGAGCGATCGCCAACTCCCCTGGCACGACAAGATCGCCGCAATCTTCCAATCAAACTCCCAATGGTGGGGGGAAGATGGGGAAGATACTCTAGACTTTCTATGTGAGGGATTATGGTGCGCCGGGTTTATCTCCTTTGACTCTCCAGAGTCACATGAAATTTATTTAGAATTCTGGAACAGGGTAGCGAGCTACCCTATGGCGAACGGGTCATAATCGAATCGAACACGACCTGAGCAAGTCAGAAAGAAGTTAATCTTGATGAATTTTGTGAGTTTTAGCAGGAAATAGCGATCGCACGGGGTAACTAAGTGCGATGTTCGATTCGATTATTAAACCGAGGAGACAAAAAGCAATGAAAGTATCTGAGTTACACCAATTAATCGGTCGCCCTGCTTTTAATATTGGCGATCGAGTTATCCACTCTTATGAAGTTGGTTGGGTATCCCACATCAACTTAAATCACGAAAAGAAACAGTACATCTATATGGTGGTAAACGAGGAAGGCGCGTACATCAATGGCACAGCAACAAATAGCGGGTTTTCTATCGAAGAAATCAAACCCGATGAAGGAGAATTAGCCGATGTGTCTAATTGCTATCCTTGCCGATCGCTGTTTTTAAGAGCCTCTGGTAATCGCCCTGCTGTTAAAGTCAATAAATCATGTCATCTTGATTCAAGTAAGGATAGATGGATTTGCTGGTTGCTTGAGAACGGTGAATGGCAAATCAAAGGGGAGTTCAAAGATCCCGATGATGCGATCATGATGGCTATGTCATACAGAAAATGAATCTGACAAATAGAGAGTATTTGGAGGCAGCGATCGCCTCTATCAAAATCCTCCGCAAACAATCCCCCTTAACGGAACAAGAAAGGGGGATTTTGCTTGCATTCCCTGGGGGTGGCATCCTCAAGGAGTGCGGGGTTTTCACCGACGACGATAAACCCCGTTGGTTAGTTGAGGGTCGGGAGGAGTTGCGATCGCTCCTCACCAATGAAGAATGGGAAGGGATACAGAATAGTGGGATGCAAAACTCCCACTACACCTTACCCCAAATACGTCAAGCTATGTGGGAGGCACTACTGCCATTAATAGAAGATCCTTGTGTTCTCAGGGTGCTTGATCCTGGATGTGGTACGGCTGGTTTTCTTTGGGATATGCCCAATGATGACCGACTCACGTATTACGGCATTGACAAGGACGTTTTGCCTGTTGCGATCGCCCGGAAAGCGATAGGCAAAAGCAAGCACCAACTGGTAAAGCAGGATTTCTTGCAACATGATCCCATGTTTCCTTATGGTGCTGCCATCGGCAATGTTCCGTTTGTTAATGGCGTTAACTCAATGGTGTTAGAGGGCAAGAAATTGGGTATTGCTATTCATGCCCAATTCTTCATTAAGTCCGTCCAGTTACTAGCACCTGGCGCACCTCTAATGTTCCTCACCTCAACTACGACACTTGATGCTAGGGGTGAGGATTACGTCTGGTTTCGCCGATGGTTGCACAGAAAATGTGAGTTCATCGGTGCGTTGAGATTACCTGCGGATGCCGTTCATCATGGCAACACTCAGGTAACAACTGATTTGATTATCCTTCGTCGTCGCAAGGGTAAGGATTGCAATGAACCCGATACTAATTGGATTGAAGTGGTGGAAAGTGATTTGATTAATCCCCACTACAACATCCCTGTGTTGTACAACCAATGGTTCATTGATAATCCCTGGTGTTTGTTAGGCGATCGCACTATTTCCAAAGTGCGAGGTAAAAACGGCAATCCTACCAATTGCCTTGCAATTCAATCTCGTCCAAATTTCGCAAAAGAATTGCGTGAGTCCTTAGCAAAACTCACGCATCAAAACAACGTATCTAACAAGGAGAATCATATCATGGCTACATTAATCCCTGCTGATAAGTTCCAGTCTTATTCCGTTTTCTCTTTCATTCTCAGAGAGAATCCAAAACAACAAGGGGTTGAGATTCATTTCCCCCCTGAGTATGTAGCGGAAAGCGATGCTGAAAAAACCCTGTTAGAGCAAATTAAGTCTAAGGGGCTTGTCGCTGCTAAGTCTAATCCTTCGTTGTTCTACATCAAGCCCCGAACATCGGAAGAACACGCTCAACTAATGGCATATATGCGTAAGAAGGTAGCAGCTTGTTCTAAGTGGGGGGCTTGTGAATTAGATGCCGACACACCTGTGGAAGAAATTAAGCCGCGCCGTCGCTGGGGAGGCAACAAGGAAAACAAGCCCGTTGAACCTGTCGCTACTCCTACGTCTGCTCCCATTGTGGATGCGATCGCCCAACGACTACAGCCGATGTTCGATGAATTGGCTAGTAAAATCCAAGTTCCTGCTGCTGACCCCAAAGAGTTGCAGGAGGCACAAGCGAAACTTACTGACTACCTGCACAGGTGGCAGAAGGATCAAGAAACTTTTAAGACGTTAAAATCGGAGGTGGATGTCTTTGTTGGTCTTAACGAAGAATTGAAAAGAGACAATGAGGATTTGCGATCGCAGCTTGCAGATGTTACCGCAAAAATCGTTGAACTCAATGGCACGGTTCATGAGTTACAAACGGAATTGAAAGAAACCAGGGAAGCTGATATAGAACTCATGAGGCAAGTTGAATCCTTGCAAGAAAAAAACGAGGGATTGCGATCGCAACTTGCAGAGTTTGGTGTTGGTGTAACCCAACAACCCGAACCTGACCTGGTTGACGATGAACCTGACTTGCAGGATGAACCTGACTTGCAGGATGAACCTGACTTGAGTGACGACGAAGACCTCCCCTCTGCATTCCAACCCCAATCATCTGATGACGATGATGAAGATGGCTTCAACATAGCGTTACTGGGGGAGTAACCAGGGATTATTCATCAATTATTCAGATGTTCGACAAAGCATCCGAGCGTCTGAAAACCCCCAAAGTTACCTTCAGTGATTACCAACTGTACCGCACCAAATCAGGCAGATACCCTGGTGCGGTATATGTGCAACCTAATCATGGTGATGGATGGTATGCCAGGATTGAGCGTGATGGTTCATTGACCCTCAATCCTGGTCAATACAAGAAGGGGTTAGAGGATGAATTATCCTTGCTGGCGCAAAACCCAGTAAAATTCGCTGCTGATTATGGCAAGAGGTCAGGTAGTTGTTGTTTTTGCCACACTACCCTGACCAATCCATTATCCCTGTCGGTTGGCTATGGACCAGTCTGCGCCGGTCGGTATGGGATGCCTTACGGCTAAAACCGCACGGGGTGACTAAGTACTTCGAGATTAAATAACAGGAACAGCGATCGCCCCTCGGTAGATCGCATTCCCCCAATGGTAGCTAATCGGTGATTGGCTTTCATTGGGGGAATTTTGTTTCACACCCCATAAGGACAATGACAATTGAAATTAACGTTGGATGCACTCAATACTCCAACTACGCTAACGCACGGGTCGAAGGGAACTTGGATGACTCTATAGAAGTAAATAGTCAAGAAGCTTTAGGCGCGATCGCTATTGCTTCTCTTAAACACCTGATGGTAACTGGACAACTGAAGTTAGTCTTAAATGGCAAAGAAGTTATCACCCAGGAGTTAGATGAAACCCCGTACCAAGACTTCTTTGAAGACTGTCAGTGGTTCTATGACCACGACATCATGAAATAAACAAATTACCCGGAAGAAATTTCGCCGCCTTCCGGGGTTAAAATTCTCACCCAAATCTCATGTTCGACTAGGACATGGGATTTTCTTTATCAACAAACCAAGGAGTAAAAGAATGCAATTACAATTAATCAAACAACAAGAAAATAACGTAACTCATGTTTCAGTCCAAATTACTGATCAACTCAGCGATCGCCTAATTCCTGTTGGAAGTGTGGAACAAGTTGATGGTTTGTGGTGCGCCTGTTTCTATCGCAATAACTATCGCATTATCTCTCATTGTCGAGAGGAAAGAGACGCAATTATTTACATGATTCAATACGCCGTAGTTGGCGATAAAATCTCTACAGACGAGTATCACCAACTATGGAATGTCTTGTTTCCAGAAGATGCAGTAGTTATTAGATAGAGCAACAATGGAACTAAAACTTAGAAGAAAACCTTGTACAGATTGCCCCTTTCATGATGGTGGTGTTGAATTAACACCGGAATACATGAGCCATGTTATTCAATATCTATCGGAAGGCGTGAACCACATCTGCCACACAACAAATAAGCACGTTTGTCATGGAGGTAGAGAGTTGCAATTAAAAATGTTTGTAGCTCAAGGCAAGATAGAAAAGCCTATAAATGAGTCGCTATTTGAGGCGATGAGGGAATTGGGAATAGAACCTACTCACACTTACGAAGACTAGGAGAAAACAAGGAGAAAACAATGATTGAACTATTTTGGACGGGGAATAAAATCCCGCGTGGGTATGAAGAGTTTGAAATGACTTGGAATACCGAACAGTTTGTAGAAGAGGTGATAATTCCAAACTACAACCCAAACGAAAAAGATAAATTGGAGGAACTAAAACTTTTTGCTCCCGTAGAAAAAGGAGAAATTCTTTATTACGAAGCTTATTGGGGTTTTCACCCCAGAGAATCAGGTGATTTAGACCTGAATCTAGACATATTCGCATTGGTAGAACCAAGCGAAATCGTTAAAGCAGACCGTAAAGATTATGGCTATGGAGAGAATATTAGCCTGTGGGGAATTGCGCCCACATCTTTAAGACACTGGATTAAAAAAATAGACGAGGATATGGATATATTCCCTCGCTAAAAAGCTCACAACCGCACGAAGTAACTAAGTGCAACTAACAACCAAAGGAGCAAAAACAATGACCGCAGCAGTTACACTAACAACCAATTCGGGTTATTCATGGACGACTTCAGTAAACAAGGATTTATCTTGCCAAGACATTCTTGATTACTTTCTGGACAGCAAATTTGATATTTACCCGACTTGCCACAATGAAGAACGTATGGAGCGAGTTGTTAAAGTAAAGATCGTCACGAAAGGCAAAGAGAACGGAGAAGAATTTTATACAACCAAGTCATTCACATCTCAAAGATTCTTGGAGTCTCAAGACAAAGCCCAAAAAGCTCTTGAGGAAAGTGTGGCAAAGTTTTCCCGTGTATATGTCACACTCGGAAAACATGATGGCTACTTAAAAGGGGTTGTTGCGACTAACGATTGCGGCGACTGGTTTATGGGTTCTCACCGCGATCGCACGGTAGATATTGATTGGTCAAGAATGAAAAAGGTTGGACTACCTGAAAATTTAATCTTCTTATTCTCTACCTACAAATCCCTAGAGTTATTAGTAAGAAAAGGTGACAGTTTTGATGTTGTCTTTTCTTACGACTGGTAACAGCGATCGCACGAAGTAACTAACCCAAATCTCATGTTCGATTAGGACATGGGATTTTTTTATTATTCACACAGGAGTAAAATCATGGAAATCAAAGCCAAGTACGTCACTAATAAGTACATTGACATCTTTGTAGAGGGTGTCACCCCATCAGATACCCACTGGGGAGGGGTGAAAGCTATGCTTGAGGGTGCAAAATTCAAGTTAGAAGGATTTGCCTACCGCCGCACATTCGACAACCCCACTGAGTTTAGTAAGTGGTTAAGACATACCAGATCATTAACTACTAAATTCGGTGGTACTGAACCAGAGGAAATAGTAGACCCACTGCAAAATCTCATGGACATGATTGCCGAGTTCGAGTCCCGGTTCGATGAAATGAACCAGGAGGTATCTGTCCTAAAAAAGTTCGACATCTCCGCGCAGGAGAGATTGAACAGCTTGAAGCAGCAATTAGAGCAACAACCGGACAAAAAGCCCCCAGCAAGAAGAAAGAAAAAATAATCCCCGACACATTCACCCCAACCGTCAAGTTCCTGGATGAGATGGGGTCGGACAATTTCATTGATATTGACTCTCGCCCTGACCTTGAGTGGGCTAAACGTCATAAAGGGGGTATCTACACTTTCCATCGAGGTCAACTGGGTATCGCATTCAACGTTCCCCGCAACTTGTGGTGGCAAATTCCCAAAGAATGCTATTTGGGGAGTATTGATGATATCCCTCGTTACGTGGAGATTCACGAAGAGGGTTATCTTCCCTGCGTGTGGCGTGATGGGGAACACCGATTCGTCTATGCTAACCAGTTCTTTCCGGTGTATGCACCGGACAACCAACTGGTTGTTATGGACAAGTTATTACGGATTGCCTCTATTACCGAGCGATTAATAGAGGCAGAATCCACAGAACAGGACGACACCCATTGCACCTATCTCCGTAATGGGTTAAACGAGTTGTATTCCGACTTCGTGACCAATTACGGTGCTATCCGCAACTATCAAGTTTACTGGGACAATGACCTCTGGTGTGACATGAGGTTAGAGACGTATATCACTAACCTAGTTGATGGGTACGGCAAACTTGCCGACATCTTCACCAAAAGAACCAAGTTCCCACCTTCTGACCCCGTTGGGCAACAGTTCTTTCAAGATTCAATTCCTGACAGAGTTGAGTCTGCATTGTCTTGGTGTATGGCTTGGTTGGGTAAAGTTGATGTTCCTCAAATAGCAGAAAAAGCAGGTGTTGATGAGGCGATCGCTCTGGAAATCCTGCTAGAAAATGAACTGGTTTACCGAGTTCCTGAAGTTGTTGAGCCTCAGTGGTGGGAAGTATTAGGGGTTGATAAAGATATTGACTCTGATTACCAACTCACGACTGCATGGAAGGAACAGCGCGAGGATGATATTACCTTTGCACTGACTCTCGATGAGGCATACAAGAAAGCCTTGCCGATAGTTACCTCCCGGTTGCCTTATCCCGACTGGGAGGAAACAGAGGAGGTGGTTATCCTGCATCATGCAGGTGGTACTTATACCTATCAAAAAGTACCCTGCAAGTCCGCTCACGGGTACAGCATTGGCACTGTACCCAAAGACTTCAAAGAAAGGTCAAAAACGGAAACACCTGTGTTCCTGATGAAAGAGGACATAATCGGGGTTTTCGCCAACGAAACCAAGGCTATTCGATGCCTGATTGAATTATCTAGGCATCCAAAGGCATACATCCACTCTATTGATATGCAAGTCATTATCAAGTTCTATGGCTTGTCTGCACACTGGCATTAACAAACATTAGGAGAAAATATCATGGCTTATCAAGATAAACGTACATTTTTGAGTGGTGACTTAGGCGAGAAATTAGAAAGGGTTAGAAGAGTAGTAGAAATAGATCCATCTTTTAAAAGAGAAGAGGAAGCGATCGCTAACGCTATCCCCAAACAAATACCTATTGAGTTGATTGACCTTTCCCCTGGTACGCAATGGATACCCACTACAACTTATGAAGAATTTATCTTGGAAACCTTTGGGGTTGAATGCAAGCTATTCTTCTCCCCCACTATGGGAGTATGGGACATTGTTGTCACAGATAACAAAGCACTAAAGAGTGAAAATAATCCCCACGTCGAAGTTACCAAGAGAGAGAAGGGTGAAGACTATCAAGCGTGGGTTTATGCGATCGCTGAATCCATCAACAATGGTATTTTCACTTCTATGTTCCACTTTAAATCCCCACCTGGGATTCAGTATGATACTGACAAGCAAGTTGTCAGAGCAAAGCAGGATGAACTCACGGATACTTTTGTTAAATGGTGCAGGAAAAATAAAGGTGAGGAACTGCAAAAACTGTATAACCGCAGATTTAATAGTGCGGTAATTCCTAACTGGGATAATTCAGCACCTAAGAACCTGAAGGAAATATTAAAAACTGCTGGTATGACTGGCAGGTTAAACGGTGTTAAAAAGTTTATTGATGTCTTTGTCCAAGAAGACGGAAGTGTTGTACAAGAAGAACGGATTGTAGAGGATGGGGTGCTATGGGTAGATGCGCTTCGCCCTTACCAGTTGGATGCAATATGGCGCATGGCTACCCAACCCTGCAACGGATTGTTAGGGCTGGAGGTAGGGTTAGGTAAAACCGCCTGTGGTATTGCCACTGCTATGTTGAGAAGGTATCTGAAAACCAGCAACTTGACGATGGTTGTGGTGCAAAAATCCACCCTGCTCCAATTCGATAAAACCTTTCGGGAGATGTTTCCCAACGCCAAGGTTCTATGCGCCAAGAGTAATGACATGAATCAAAAATCAAGGCAATCGTTCTTGGCGAAGGCTGTCCTGTGGGAATGGGACGCAATCATCCTAACTCATGATAATTTTCAAGCAATTCCGGTGCGATCGGAAACAAATCGGGTTTATATCCAAAGAAAACTCGATTTGATTGAGTGGGAGATGACATCTATTGAATCATCTGGTGAAGTGTCCTATAAAACCAAGGGGAGGAGAGGTAACTACGTCCTCAAAAGGCTAGAGGCGGAAAGGGATAAGCTCAACAACGATTTATTAAAGTTAGAAAAGGACAGAGACGGTGGTATCCGCTTTGAGGATATTAACCCCTCGCTATTAATAGTAGACGAGGCGCAGAAGTACAAGAACAATCACTATGCCTCAAAAATCCAAGCCAAGGGGATTGGTGGTTCTCAATCCAATATGGCTCAAGACCTGGATATAAAGTTAGGGTTCTTGCGAGAAACCCGTGATAACCCTAACTTCCTGTTATTTATGACAGGAACGCCCGAACCCACCAATTCAATTGCGGGGGTGTATGTTTACCAGATGTATTTACACCCTGAAGAGTTGGAGAAACGAGGTATCAAACATTTTGACGCTTGGGCGCATCAGTTTGGTAAAGTTGTAACTCGTGCCGAATACTCCCCGTCAGGGGGATTTGTGGAAACCACAAGGTTCTGCAAGTTTGTGAATATGCCTGAGTTATCGCTAATGTACAAGATGTCGCTCCACTACAAGCGATACTACCATGTGCAAGGTCAAGCAGGGTTCAAAAGACCAGAACCAAAAGAAATGAGGGTATCTTCACCGCTAACTGACTTCCAGATACGTAGGATGGATCAGCTTTGCGATCGCTACAATGCACTCAAAATCGGCGTTCCTCTCAGATTCCCTGATCGGGACAACAGGGACGGGTGCTTGATTTACCAAGAAAGAGACTCAGAAGGCAAGAAGATAGGTAAACCGCAACGACTATACCATCCAGGGACGACTAACCCCATCAAGGATGAAAATGTTGCTAGTGATTACGGACTTGTTTGGAGCGATCGCCCCGACGGGTATCTTGATGTCTATAACGAAATGCGGCGGTTAATGATTGCCCCGCAGTTTGAAGACCTTGATGAAGTCGTATTCAGTACCGATAAGATTGCTAAATGTGCCAGAAATATCTACCGGATATGGAAGGCAACAAAGAAAAGGCAAAGCACTCAGTTAGTATTCTTGGACATGGGTGCGCCTAACGGTGGTTGCAAATTCCAAGCCTATCAATGGTTAAAAGAGCGATTAGTTGAATATGGGATACCCAAGGGAGAAATTGCCTTTATTCAATCGGCAAAAACTGACCAAGCAAAAGCCGACTTATTCGATAAGGTTAACGCTGGTGAGGTTAGGGTACTAATCGGACACCGTGAGTCTATGGGTGTTGGGGTCAATGTCCAGAAGAAAGTTGTCGCCATGCACATGGTAGACATCCCATTCCGTCCTGACCAGAATGAGCAAGCGATCGGTAGAGGTATCAGGGATGGCAACGAGAACGAGAAGGTTCTCATTCTCTGGTATATTTACCGCGCCAAAAAAGGCAGTAGTCAATGTAGTGCTGATACTGCATCAATGGATCTATTAGCCATTAAAGCTAAACAGCAATTCCAAGTTCTTGACGGTGACGCTACCGCTAGAGAGGTAGAGGAAGAAGACCATAAGAGTGCCGCTTACGCTGCTTTATCAGCCTACGCCACTGGCGACCCAAGGCACATGGAATTGGCTAACTTGAAATCTGACATAGTTGGTGTATACGCCAAACATCGGTTGCTGGAAACCGAAACCATTGACTTGAGAATTAATTTGTCTTCAACCCAAGAGCGTATCAAGAGCATGACCAGGAAACATGAGTTCTTACTTCCTGATGTGAATAGTGTAGAGACTAACAAACATCGGTACTTCTCCGACAACCACTTTGCAATAGTGATTCATTCCAGAGGTGGGATACCAATGCTGTACGCTGGTTTCCAGAAGGGTTCTGAGTCCTTCGAGTTGGATGTACTGGAAAAAGTGGATAGGTGTGTTATTCGATATGAAGATGAGAAAGCTGTTAATACTCGACTAAGTATTGGGCAATCTCAGGAACGCGCACGATTGGCATTACGGGGTAATATTTCCGACTTAGAAATGAAATATCAGGACACACCCATGCCTCAAATCCCAATTACAACAATTGGTTCTATTGGTGGTATGCCCATCTTGTATCGAGCAAGAATTGGCTTGTTCTTGCAGGGATACGACCAAAACTACGAGATTAGTAGGGGGGAAACGGTAGTTCTCAAGAATATCATAGGGGCATACTTGGGTATCCCCCAAAGACAACAGGCGATCGCTGACAACATCAAAAAAGCAGAAGATTCTATCGCCCCAATGAGCAAGGATCTTAATGAAAAATCACTCAGAAAGAGTGAAATAGCCAGGGAGTTGGAGGAAATGGAGTTCCGTAAAGCCCAACTTGAACGGGAGTTACATCCCAAAAAGGATGCTCCTATTGAGTAAAGTATCAGGATATATTTTAGATATAAGCCGCACGGGGTGACTAAGTGCGGTATGTTCGATTCGATTATTACCAAGGAGAGCTATGACATTACAGGAATTACTGCAAGGCAAGTACAATGTAGTCGAATATCGGGGTGTTTCCATTAACAGCTTCGGTGATTATGTTGCTGGGCCTGAAAAATTTGAATTAGAGGATGAACTTGATCTTGGTGGTTTCTGCTGGGACTACGAGCTTGACGAAGAAGCACCTGATGACTTCTTAAACAAACCATCAGGTGGGGTGGTCGTCAAAGACCAAGATGGTCACAGGTTTGTTTACGTTTTCAAATAGAGTAAATAGCGATAGCGATCGCACAAACCAAAAGCGATCGCGTCAAACAGCACATATAGTGAAAAATAAACGATAAAACCCAATCAAGAGGCGATCGCCTTAATTGAGCAAGGACTGAAAAGATTAAACATAGTTAACTCCTAGTAATAGTAGAGATTCTGTAGTTTCCAGAAGTCCCAGCATAAGTGTAAGTATCTGTTACTGATAAAGATAAGGAAGCAGATGAATAAGTAATTGTAGAAACTCTTGCATCGGCAGTACCAGCATCTAAATAAGAATAAGTTTCTACCTTGTCATTAGCTATTAATATTTGCTCTATTTTAGTTTTTGCGGGAATGCGATCAAGTAAAGTTGTGAAATTTACGTTAGCTGCTGCCTCAGCGTTAGCGATCGCTTGTCGGGCTTGTTCTTCAGAGTAAGTGCCACCTAGTCCGTCAAGTGGTAAGTAATCGTCTAATTTGTTAGTCATGAGGTCTAATCAGTAAATTAAAATTAATAACCTGTCCAGATGTGGGAGTAAATGGTGTCCGAGTCGAACACAGCCCATAAAGTCTGCGTTCTTGACAAGTAAAAAGTATAGGATTAAACACAGGAACAGAAATAGCGATTGTACTTCCAGTCCCCTCAGTCATCCAGCCAAAAAAGTCTATAAAGCCAACTGGGGTTTGTTTGAGTGTAAATACTTCGTTGTCAGCGATCGCATCTACCACGTCTTCAAATAGATAAAGTCGTAATAACCCATCCATGCTGATGTTGTTGGTAGAGCAAACAGCACCATGTATTGCACCACTTCCGCGAGGGATGCGGTTAGCTTTGTCGAAAGTTAGGATTTTAGCAGGCGATTCCCCTACTGCGTCGTTAGCTGCATAAGGTGTAGTATTAGCTGGTCTGGTATAGCTTGCGGTGATCATGGGGATTGGGAAGAACAACCACAGTTATAGTTCCCTGCTTACCGTGCTTTATCCTTCCCAGCAAAAGGTTACTGTCAGTTCCCCAAAGATCACAGACATCAGACAATCCGCCCTTGCCCCTATGTCGGGGCAAATTACTAGCACTATTGCTAGATTGTCACAAGATGCTATCCAAGAAATTACCCGATTAAAGGGTAAATATAAATTGGATGAATTAATTGCAATGCTGAAATACGACCCCACAAGTAAGGCTTGTCGGCGGTTAAAAGCTTTGCGGGTACAAACGGCATTGGGAGACTATGGACACCCAGACAAAGATATAGATAAATGGGTACACGGCAACCTTGATGAAATGGAAGGAACTCTACAAGAAGCGGCTGGGCATTTGTCTAATGCGATGGGATTGGGAACAGCATTGTGTGAAATTGTGCTTGATAACCGAGTACCTGGAAGATGGGGGGAGTGGAGATTAAAAGCATTAAACCCACTGGATATTACCAAGGTGACTTTTCGGGGAACGAAGGGGAAGATTACGGAAGTTGTTTATTTAGACGGTGATGGTAGGAAGAAATATATCCCCTACCATCGCGTAATTCACATCGTTAATGATCCAGAAATGGTATTTAATGATCCATTTGGTGCGGCTGAATCTGAATCAGCTATGCCTTATTACAAATCTAAGCAATCTCTAACTGCCGAAATGCTGGTAGCAGGTAAAAACCAAGCTACGGGGATTCTTACTGCTTTTGCTGATAGCAACGACTCTGTAAGGTTGTTAGATGTTAATGGTAATCCACAGAAGAATATGGACGGTAGCGATAAAATCGTTTCTTCTGTTGAATCCTTGGCGTATCAATTAACTAATCTAGAAAATTCTAATGTTATTGTTACTGACTTAAAAAATAAAATTGTTCCCTTGGCAATGCCAACGGGGGATAGCTTCTTTATTAATAATTTGCAATACTTAAACAGGCAAATAATGTTGTCTTTCGGCGTGAGTGCCTTGATGTTTGATGAGGGAAGCATAGGGGGATTAGGTAACTCTGGTATTTCTCAATCGCACAAATCGGTTCTTGATTCCCAGATTGATGGGATTGTTAAACAGATCCGGGACAAATTACTGGAAAAAGTAATTAAGCAGTTATTGACTTATAACTTCGGTTCAAAGTATGCGAGGAATTTGGGGACGTTTGCCGTCAGTGCCAGCACCGACCCCAATATTATTATCTCTAAGGGCAACTTCTTATTATCTGCCATTACTTCAGGTGCAATTCCCGCAAGTGACATCTCGGCTATTAATGTCCTGCGGGAAATGTGCGGTGTACCTAAAATTGATATGGAGGAGCAACAAAGGATGATGAATGCTCAACTAGACCAACAGATGCAGCAACAACAAATGCAACAGGGGGCGATGCAACCACCACAACCGGGGGCTGAAGCTATGGGGCAATATCCTTAATCCCCCACTAACCTGTATTTCATAACGGGAACTTTATCGTCAGTCAAAAAAGACTCGATCACACCTTCGGCAACTAATTGTTTGTAGGCGATCGCTAGTTGGGAGTAAGAAGCTTCAGTAATTTGCTTGATTGCCCCAGGTGTAAGACCCCGGACTACAAGCAAATCCTTGATTCTATTTTTCAAAGCTTCCACATGACGACGGTTAGATCCTTTTAATGGATGCTCGTAGGTGTCGGGGTGAGTAAATTCTGTACCAATCCCAGTAAAAACAGATTCTTCATGGAGAAGAGTGGGATCAACCCGGTAATGGATGCAAGCTAAATTCATGCTTGACCCCCTTCCTGTTCGGCTTTAAGGGCATCCATTTTTGCTCTCTTACTCCAGTTGGCTACGGGTTCGCGTGTTGGTATCGCGTCTGGAGGCGTGGCTTTAGCGAGTCTTTCTTTGAGCCTCCTAGATGCGAAGAATTTAACTGATCTGCGTGGAGGTATGTGAACTAACTGCCTTTCGGCATTACTCACAGAATCTTTGCTAATCTGATGTGGACCCCTGATAACTGGTAAATTTGTGGTTCTGGGCTTGGTTATCCAAGTCTGTGCAGAAAATAACCCTGGCCAATCTATCATCTCTCCTCTTTCAAGGTGGTCTACCGCAATCTCCACCATTGCTTTCATCACCATAGCGACGCGACGTTTCCCAAGTCCAGTTTTTTCTATTACTAACTTGCGCCACCTGACTGGAGTTAGTGCGCCTTCTGGGATATTTCTAGTTGCCATATAACTATGCCTGCCAGCAATAATAATTTATTAATTCAAGATAGCAAAATAGCGATCACACTAGCAATAAATAGGCGATCGCTTAATTATTTATTTTTTCTTCTGATAAGTTTGTCTCTCTGGCGCGTGATTTTTGTGGGCTTCGCAATATGGATAGATTGCGTCGCTTCTTAAACCAGGATTACACACAAGGCAGTTCATACTAGCTGCTATTTCTTCAGGTGGCCAAACCGGAAAACCTGAGTCTGATATTTTCTGTAAAAGTTCAACATGATATGCCCTGATGATTCTGTGGCGGTGAGTAGGGATATCTTGTTTAAATAACAAAATATAGTCAGAATTGTTGAAATCTAAACGAATATACATATTTTAAAGATACGGACACTTTACTATTGACAAGGATAAAATATAATGATTTAATATAAATGTGAGGCAAGGGAGACAGCCCAAGCCTCAAAAGTAAATCAAGTAAGTTAAGGAAATTATATCATGGCTATCAAACAAGGCAGAATTTTAAATAGGTTTGATACTTCCGGTATTAAAACAGTCCGCGTAGATTTTAAGAATCCAGAAGCTCAAAAAGCTGTTAAAAAAGTAGTTGAGTTTCTAAAAGACAATGCAGAAGAATTTGAGCTAGAACCAGGGGAAACCTATCAGGGTGTGGCAGAAAATTTAGTTTGTGATGTAATCATGGAAGAAAGGTTCATAGTTTCTTCCATCCCCATACATGAAATAATTGTTAGTGCAGTATTAAAAAATTTAGAAGCTTTGAATGAAGATGAGTCTTACACTTCTGAATCTGAGGTGGCTGAACCTGACATAGAAGACGCTTTGCATTACATAGAATCTTTAGCTTTTCAAGGCTCTGAAAGGCAAATTAAATGGGCTAAAGATATAGCTCTAAAAAACATTGATGATGTTGCAATTGCTTTAAAGAAAAACAAAACAATTCCTGCATCTGCAAAATGGTGGATTGATAATAGAAGCAATATTTCTATTTCATGAGCAGAAAACAGGAGAGCATCACACTCTCCCTTTCACTGGAACACAAAGCCAAACTTGAACAAAAAGCCTTAGAGTTTGGCTGTTTATGGGGCGATCGCCCTAACATTTCATCGCTACTAAAAGCGATCGCAGATGGTGAACTACTGCTTTCAAAAGCAGACAAACCCGCAAAGCAAAAGCGGGCATTAATCAAGAATGCGATCGCCAGCATTCAAGACGCACTCACAATTTTACTGGAGTTAATTTAAAATGATTGAAAATTTAAGAACGCTTGATCATACATACAGCGAACCCAATGTATTGACAAATTTAAACCGGTCAATAGACCGCGATAATTTAACTTATCAATTCTTTGATAGTTACTCTGAAGATGTCAAGAGACTAATAAGTGACAGTCAAGGATATTACATAGATTGTCCTTACTTCAATTCACAAGAAGAACAAGAGAAATTTGAAAATGACTGGATTATTATTTCTCGTTCAGAAGGACAGGTTAGATTAAGTAAAAAGAATTAGCGATCGCCACAACCAGCCCTCGCTTTCCTTTCCCCTTCACCAAATACCAAGCGATCGCACTAGCAATAAATAGGCGATCGCTTAATTATTTATTTTTTCTTCTGATAAGCTTGTCTCTCTGGCGCGTGATTTTTGTGGACTTCGCAATATGGATAAATTGCGTCGCTTCTTAAATTAGAATTGCACACAAGGCAGTTCATACTAGCTGCTATTTCACTAGCTATGGGCGTATCCGGATCAAATGATGTTGTGACAATAGCTATAGGTTTACCCGCTTCTTTAATGGCTTGCCATTTACATCTATTCCTGTAGTGGCTAACTATGGGTGCTGCTAACCAGTAGGGTATTCTCCCACAGGATATAATTAGTCCCTTTGTTCCATTAATTTCCGGGAATGTCATCTGTAGTAAGTCTAGTCTATCTGCTTTTCCCCTGACTTGAATAAATATCCAAGTCTCCAAGTCTTTTTCTACGGTGGTAATTTTTGTAGTCATAATCAACATTTTAGCTAATTTTAAAGTAATTATAGTAGGATGCTTGACAACTTACTATAATCTTTGCTATTGTAGTTTACATAAGAAAAAGCCAGCCAAGGAGCTACTACGTATGTCCACTTACAATATTGACTTAGTTGATGGCATTGTAAAAGTTGGCTTTGGTGAGCCAGCGCAAAATGACCAAATCGTTAAAGATGCAAAAGCCCTAGCTGATGCCTTAGTATCTTCCGGCGAATTAAATGGTCAATTGGTTAAGATTAGCGGACCCGCTTCTCTTCCTGTTGCTTTTGTTTTAGCTAAATCTTTTTCTGCGGTTGCTGCGGCGATCGCTTGCTATGATCCCAAATTGCAAAAATATGTGGTTGCTATCAGCCACAATCCTAAATATCAAATTGGTGATTTAGTTGATTAATTAGTTAAAAGCGATTTGATTTGCTCGTTGCAAAATATCAAGTCGCTTTTTTTTATGAGGATTTTATGCAACAAAAATGCTTAGAAAAATGGAATAGCAATTTATTTTGGGAGTTAGTTGATCCTCCTAAAATAAATATCCCCAGCCATCTTGGTTGGGTTGAATATGAGGAATACATGAAAGCCATTCTGGTTAATTGTGTTCCTGGAGAACTCGGTAGATTATTGGTAGACTTCCCTGCTAACTCTACTGAAGATAATAAACTACACACGCATCCAGCAAGCGATCGCTGTGTAACAGTCATCAAAGGTAGTGGAGATTTTATCTGCTATCGTGACAAAAAAGTTCAAACTTTTCCTTTAGTTCCTGGCGTTCGTGTCTGGATGCCCAGGGGGATTTTACACACTTTTAAGAGTGGAAATGAAGGGTTGTTAGTTGAGAGCCTACACAATCCCTTTATTCCACTAGATCATCCCAAATGCTTGATTTATCCAAAGTTAGCAATTGAGTAATTTAATTATGCGTCAAGAGTGGCTAGGTTTGTTAAGAGATTTGCCAGTCTCTATAAATAATTTGGCTGATCCTAGTATTCTGCGGCTTTCCACAGAGGCAAAGCTAAACCAGTTGGTGAGCGATCGCCATACTGGGCCAGTTGCCATCATCAAATCAGGCTTACTTCGTGCGCCCGTTATCCCTCATAATTTTAATTTAAAATCTGTCAGTCTCCTACAAAGACGTACTAGATATTTGGGATGTTTAAAATCCTGGTTGAACTTGTTACATAACCAAGGAATTACAGGAAATTTCATGCTATGAGAGATGGAATGTATTTTCTAATTAAATAGTTTTATTATGCCTCTAATCAATTGAAAATGCGGGATATTATCAAGTCTAAGTTGATTTTGCAAAACCTCCTTGCCAACAATACCACCACAAGTTAATAGGCATACTGCTGATGATTGAGCAAGGATTTTATCCGTTGATAGCAGAAATGAACCGATTGTTTCAAGTAAATGGTGGTTATTAATTTGAGTTTCTGTATCAGCTAAAACTGACACAATTTTATGTCTAGCTGGTGATGACATATTCTGAAGTTCAATAGCTAGGCTTGCTTGATATTCATCGGATTCGTCTGCTAACCAGTCAACTATTGTTTCTGCAATTTCATAAAGAGCATCTTCATCTTCTAGCCCTGCGCGTAACTGATTAAGAAATTCCTTAATGTGAATAGGAAAATCATTTAATCCTATGAGACTCAATTGAGGCGCTGTTACTGTAGAATTTAAAAAAACTTCATTCCCAGGTCTTTGCAATGGTGTGTCAGGGCTTAATAGAATAGTAGCTTGCCCACTGAGTAACTTAAATAAAGTTTCTTGGTCAATTAAAAGTTTTTCACTATTATGTTTAATATAATCTCTCAATAGATCCAAATTTACAGATGATGATCGAGTATTTGTTGGTACGTCAGTATTAACATTGGTAAATACACTTCCTATGGTTTCATCTTGCCTAACCTTCAATTGGTTCTGGTTGTAAGCATTGATGTAATTCCTGGGTAATACACCACTGGAAAAAGTTTCTGGCTTCTTGATTAAATTTGTTGAGGTTTCCATTAACATCTTTTATCTCCGTTATATTTTCAGTGTGAAAATCAGCATCTATAAAATAACCCAGTTCAGTAGATTCTTTTTTCCGTGCAAGTCCATACCGAACACTCATTATTGCATCTGCATAACCCAGACGGCACATGAAAAACGAGAATGCGTCAGGAAAATTATCTTCTGGCAAGTCCTCAGCCGCAAATATACCTAACATTGGTGGTTTAAGTAGGTCTCGCCAGTGCCTATTCTCTAAACCCAGTTCAGAGCGCATAATAAAGTCCTGGTATCGCAGTCCAATTCTGGTAAAGTATGACGGTTGATAGTGTTTGACCACTAATTCAATAGCAGTAGATAGTCGCTTACTGAAATCCTCCCAACTGGTATATTTCAAAGTAGAAAGGGCTATAAAGTCACTTGATAAAACAAGTTTCCATACTCCTTCTTTGTCAGCAAACTCGTAAGAAAAGCCTTGTCCTAACAGCAACGGAGGTGAATTAGGTTGTGGGTTGGACGATATAGACATTTCAATGGATTGAGGTTGACTGAATAGTGGATAATCAGACCTCACCGCTTCCTGAAAGTCTACAGGAGCTTCTTTCTCAATTTTTAATATTTTTGGAAACCTAAGTTGACAAATTACTTCCACAAGAGGATTGCGGGAATATCTAACGCGAGGAGATTCAGGAAATTTCATAGACTTGTTTAACTTAGCTAATCGGCAACCAAATTAAGGTTCTGTTTAAGACATAGATAAAGGTATACCTAAAAAACTCAGGTTGAAGTAAATAATAAAACTCTGTATAGAGATTTATAGAAATTTTGAGTTTGGTTAACCCAAAATTAACCTTCTCACTTTTATATGATTTTAATTCTAAAACACTATATATTTCCTGTCTTCCGCACTCCTAAATAGACATTTTACAATCTCTTTACACAAAAAATTGATAGTCAAGTTATGATTTCAGTATTATGACCATGAATCAGTAGTATAGCTTATCACGAGCATGAGTGCCGAATATTCCGAAGATATCCTAGTTCAACAAACCACAGCAGACTTCTTTGAACATACCCTGAAATGGCATTGCGTTTACGCCTATAATCAGGAAACCTTCGGTATTGACGGTACACTGGGACGCAAAGACAAAAAAGAAATAGTCCTCAAACGCTATCTCCGGGAAGCACTAGCAAAAATAAACCCTGGTCATCCCCAGCAAGTATTACGACTACTAAGGCATCTTCAGCAGTCAAACTACGAATGCGGTCTTTCATTTGCCGTGCCGCAGCAATTGTTGGAACTCTTATATAAGTAGCGCACTCAGGAAGTCCCTTGGCTCGGTCTAGTTTCATCCGACCATGCGCCCACAAAATTGCTTTTTCAACCCAACCGCCTTGAACATCAATGGCTGTATTTAAAGAATCAGTTAACTGT